CCTGCGTCCACTCCTTGAAGACGCACAGGCCGGGAACTGATCGAGAGACGAACGCGTTGGCGCATCTCGCCTCTGGCATGCCCATGCCGACCCGGTAGGCGGCAAGCTGCATCAGGTGCTCGTCGTACCCGTCGACCTTGGACGGATCGGTGAACTCCTTGGTCTTGACGTCGACCACGAAGCCGGGGGCGTGCAGATCCAGTTTCCCGCCGAATCCAGCCTCATGGGCGAACGATCGCTCGGCCGCCCAGGGCTGCATGCCGAAGAGGCCTTCAAGCGCCTTGTGGAAGCCCTGGACGTGCTCTTGGTGCCTGTCTCGGGGCTCGCCTCGGTAGAACGCCTCGATCGACGCGTGGATGTCGGTGCCGGCGTCCGCGGCGGATCGGGCAGCATCCTTGGAGTCGTCCAGGATGCGGGAGATGTACTCGTCGTCGGCCTCGGCGTCGACCTTGGGAAGCGTCAGGGCAGCCAGCAGCACCTGCTCCTGTTTCCAGCGGTCTAGACCGGGCTTGGCTGCGACGTTGATGATCGTCGTGACCGAGGGTACGAGGTTGTGCTTCCGAGCGTCTCTGAGCGTCGTTGGGCGGAGCTTGCCGTTGGCTCCGAGCATCTTGTAGGTCGGATCTCCGTTGCGGGCGTACCAGTGGCCGGACTCTGCGGCGTGGGAGGCAATCAGGGACATGGTTGGGGCACCTTGAGGTTGGTTGGTAGCTTCTTGCGCATGGCTATGCGCTCCTCGGCTTGGAATTTCTGACTGTGGGTGAGGTCGGCCAGCAGGTCTACCCAGCTTGCCTGCAGGTCGCGCAAGGCGGCGAGTTCGCCGGCACGGACGGCCCGAGTGCCGGTGCGGGTGAGGATGTCGACGCACGCCTGATGCGCTGCCTTGATGACGCCCTGGGTGTCTTTTGCCAGCCGGTCGATCACGAGTTGCTCGGCCAGGGCAGCGGCGGCGAAGATGGCGTCCCACTGCTCCAGCGTGGCTTTCCCGCGGCCGACAGACGTGATCGCATCGTCGAGCTCCAGCGCCCACACCGTTCGGTCGTCAAGCGACAGCAGGGCCGCGCCTGTCAGCGCCACCACATGAGCCTGGGGGTTCACCCCCCGGGGGCGGTAGGCCTTACGAGGACGGCTGCTGCGCGGCATCTGTCATCCTCGATACGCAAGGCGTATCCAGCACCCACGGGCCAATCCAAACAGAGCGGAATGCGTCGGGGTGCAGCGGGCTGACCTTGATATTTCTCAGGCAGTCCTCGCACTCGGGCTTGTGTGCCCCGGCGCAACGGGCCACATCATTGGGTAGGTAGGTCATGTCATCCCCGCCAATCTAAACGCCAACTCCGTTGGCACTGTCCGTTGCACATACGCCCGATGCAGCGGGCACCAATAGTGGATGGTGGTCATGTCAACCCCGCCATTCCAGCCCGCGCCTTGGCGTATGCTTCTCTCATCGCGTCACTCATGCGCTTCATGTTGGCCCGCACAGATGCCCACCTCCTGCGCTGTCTTGCGGCGTAGACGTACCAGGGATACAGGTGGTTTTTGATCTTGCGAATGCGGCGTCTCATTTGTTCCTCGCCCTGATCTCCGCTGCGCACCGCTGCGCAATGCCTTCAATGCTTGCGTGTTGGTCGCAGATGTCGGCGCAGGCAGCGCGTTCTGCTGCGGCGACGATGGCGGCGAAGCGTTCTAGGAATTGCGTCGTTTTGACTGCGTATAGCACAATGTTTTTTCCGTCGTCACGACTGATTGAACCATCTTCAGTAGCAGCTTCCCTCGCCATGCGCAGGATGTCTTCTCGGGTCATTTTGGTTCCTCCGCTAGTCCGCGCCAAGGTTCTGGCGGCGTTTCTTCCAAACGACTACCGGGCGTATTGGCATGACTCTTTGCCTCAATAGGCGTTGAACCTCCGAAGTGCCAGTACTCGCCGTCCCAGTAGCGATACCACGACAAAAATAGTTCCTTGCTCTGATACACCCCCACCCTCACAGGCTTGACATCAGGCGGGAACCACGGGGTGAGTTTCATGTCTTCCCCCTAATCCACCGCCACAGCGGCAGCAGTGCTAGTCCGTTGGAGAAGCCGCGCAGAAAGGCGCGGAGTTTCATGCTTGCCCCTTCGCTTTGGCGATGGCGGCGCGGGCGTTATGCAAAGCCATACCGTATGCGTTTAAATCCTGCGCAGTGGTCAAGTCCTTCAACGCCTCCAGCAGTTCCTGATTCACCGCGTGCAGCCGGCGCAGTTCGGAGGCGGCGTCCCAGTGAATGCCGCGGCTCACATTGCATTGCAGTCTGTCAGCCAGCCGCAGGGCGGTAGGTTTGTCAGCCATTGTTCTTCTCCTTCAGCTTGACCTCGATGGCGCGGGCCAGTGCTGACAGGTCGGACATCATCAATCCGCAGCGTGCGTTTTCGGCCATGATCCGGTCGTCTTTCCAGATCTCCTCCTCGCTCAACGACTGCCACTCGCGGCGGGGTGGTTCGGCATACATGGCCATCTGGCGCTCAGGCGATTTCTGCTTTACAAGGCGCGTAGTGATGATCCCGCGAGGATGTTCAGCCAACCACGCAATGGACGCCTCATCTACCCACGCCACCGGCTCCTGCTCCTGCTGCGCCAGCGCGGCGCGGAGGGCGCGGGCGTAGTGCTTCAGGTCTCCCAGATCGCCGTTCTCGTAGTCGCTCACAAACTGCTGTGCGGTTTCTCTCAGGTCAGTCATCTTTCATCCCTTGCAGTTTTTGCAACAGTTGCGCAGCGGTTTGTCCGCTGGCTTCCACCTTCTCTTTCCATGCCAAGACGTCTTGGCACTCCTTGTCCAGCCGCGCACGCACAGCCTCAATTGCCCTGTCCCAGCCTTGATCAGCGCCGGTCCACCGTATCTGCCCAAGCTCCTTCCAAATCCGCACAAGACGGCGGGTTTCAAGCCACGCCAGATCATCGGTAGTCAGTTGAAGGGGGGTGGCAATCTGCCCCCCTCCTTTGAACTCAACTTGTAAGGAATCCTTACCAGTTGCCTGCTCCTGCTGCGCCAGCGCGGCGCGGAGGGCGGTGATGGCACGTTGGATGGCTGTGTCGTCCCTATTGTTTTGCATGGGCTCCAACGCCTCCAGCGCCTGCTCCAGCAGTGCGCGGTCAATGGTGATGGCGCTCACTTGATCACCCCCACAGGACCGAACACCAGACCAATCAGGATGATCGCAATGACCACGCCCACAACCTTGGGCCACAGCGGCTCAGGCTCAGGCTCGACAAACCGGTGCGCTTCGATCTCGTCGGGATCGACGCAGGGCTCAGCGGGGAGCCACTCCTGCCTGCAGTAAATGCATTTGTGGCCGCCCGAAAACCACGGCTTCCATTCGTGTTCTCCCGTCGTTGACGGCTTGCAGAAGTCTTTGTCCATTCGCTGTACTCCTCAGCAAAAGGGGGCCGAAGCCCCCCGTGTCACGACTCAGGCCGCCGGTGCTGCCGGCGCTGACGGCTCCGCCTTCTTGCGGCCGGGGGGTGCCTTGGGCGTGCCGTCCTTCTTCCGGCCGTACGGGGCGTCAGGATCGCGCTGTACGGGCGTTTTCTCCCTGGCTGCACCCTTGGGTCGTCCGCGGCGCTTCGGCGCCTCCTGGGCCGTTTGCGGGGCCTTGGCGGTGGCTTGGGGAGCGATCACCGTCCAGTCGTCAGACAGCATGTCGGTCTGCGAGGCGAGCCAGGGCACCCGGGCGCTGCCGGCCGGGTATTCCAGGTAGATGTACGGCAGCGTCATCTTGCTGTTGGCGTCGGGGCGCTGCAGATGCAGAGACAGGCCCTTGCCGTTCCAGCCTTCGCGGCTGACCGAGTACCCCTGCTTGAGCAGGGTGAGTGCGAGAGAAAAGTCCATCATGTATCTCCTAGAGACGGTTCTTCCGATGAAGAGCGACATGGCACGGTTGACATAGCCAAGTCACCTGCAGAGGCTGGTCGTAATCCTCGTGATGCGCCACAGACTTTTCGGCTCCGCACGAAGAACAAGGTTGTCGAGCCAACGCTCCAGAACGAATTGCCCTTGCAACTGCGCTATGCGCCTTTGATCTCCTGAGATCCTGGGCTCTCCAGGCTTTTGAGATTTCGGCTGATGCCCGAAGTCGATCTTTGTTTTTTGATCTTTCCCGGTCATATTGGCGTATGCGCTCAAGGTTTTTTGATCTGTTGTTTGCGATGTCTTGTTTTGCGCACTCCTTGCATTTGTTGAGATGGCCGTCCGCCATTTCTGGGTGTTTGTAGAAACCTTCCAGTGGTTTGACGGCCTTGCACTTGAAACACTCCTTAGAACCGACCACGTCAGAGCTCCTGTGCTATGAGGTCTGACCATTGTAGGTCGGTTCTAGTTAAAAGGGATGTCGTCGTCCATTTCCTCCAGCGACTTCGCAGATGCGTTCTGCTCGCGCTGGTACTGCTCGGCCGGAGAGTTCTTCGGCCATTCGGGGGCGGACTGAATCTTGGCCTTGAGCCTATCGCCCAGGCTGTCGAACAGCGCCATGTCGGGGTTGTCGAGATCGAAGAAGGCCGTCTTGTTGTGGCCCTCGGGCAGCCCCATGCGGCGCAGATTGGCCGGCACCGGGCTGACGGCCGTGACGTTGGAATACTCCTTGTTGTCCTGGCCGGTGGTCTTCATGACGGTCAGCATGCACCACGCGCCGAGCACGTTGCGCAGATGGAAGCCGTTGAGCTCTTCCTGCGTGAAATCCCTGCCGCGCCAGGACTTGAGGTCAACGCGCAGGCGGGCGTTCTCGCTGAGCGACACGGTGTAGTTCTTGCTGATCGTCAGCGGTTCACCCTTGTCGGTGACCAGAGGCTTGCCGGCGTCGTCCTCGCTGTGGACTTCCCACTGGATCATGACCTTCGGAGAGATCTTCTGCTGGCCTTTCCATTCGCCCTTTTGCGAACCGAGGTCGATGATTCGGTAGCACCGTGCGAGGTGCATTCCCGGGGGGACGGGCTTGAAGTCGCCGCCGCCTCCCGTTTGTCGTGCTGTCAGTCCCATATCAAAGTCCCATGTAGCTTCGGATGGCGAGCATGTCGCCGGGTTGTGCCGCGCCTTGTTCGACGCGGTCAAGAATGCGGCGCATCTCTGCGTCGCGTGCCTCCATCGCGCTGTCGAACCCATGCGCTCGGAGACGATTGCGGTGAACTCTCGTGTCAAGGTCCGGCGGGTTCTGGCCCAGCCTTTCCCATTCGCGGGCGATCGTGGCGGCCACGTCGGTCGACACCGCGTTTGTGTAGCGTTTGTATGGATCCTGTGATGTGAGCATGTCCGCCCTTCGCTGTTGATGAGATTGCACTGTAGCATGATGTAAGCGCAGATTGCAACACTAGATAAAAAAACAAAGCCATCGTGTATGATGCACTCACACAACGAGGCCGATATGACTCTCAAAGAATGGTTTGACTCTCAGCCGCACGGCTCCAAGGCCATCATGGCCCGTAGGCTGGGCATCACTCGCACCTGGATGTCGGGCATCATCAGCGGGCGGGAGACCTGCTCCCCGTACCTCGCTGTGGCCATCAGCAAGATGACCAACGGCGCCGTCCGCAAGGAAGACCTGCGGCCGGATTTGTTCGGCAGCGCGTCGTGAACTACGTCTTCAACCTCGACGCCTGGGGGCCCGTGATGGCCTCCATGCCGGACGCGGAGGATCTGGCGCTGCGCCGCATGATCGACGCGTATTTCAAGCGCGAGGGCCCGCTACCGCGCGATCGCAAGCTGCTGCAGGACCTGATCCGGCTGGACTGGGACTGCATCTCACCGGTGCTGGAGCAGTTCTTCGACGTGACTGACGCCGGGTACACCCAGCACGAACTGCAGGCCGAGGTGGAACGCCTGCAACGCCGCAGGAAGGTGGCGGCCATCAATGGCGCTCGCGGAGGTCGACCTCGGCGGGTATGATGTTGCGAGACCCGGCTAGGGGGGGAGTAGCTACCCGCCCGAAAAGCGTTCCTCCTCCGCCTGCCGGTGCTCTCCTCTGAGGGTGGAAGAGGATGGCTATGCACTACTACCCGCACCACATCGGCGACTTCAACGCCGCGACGCGGCACTTGTCTCGGCTTGAGAGGTCGATCTACCGCGACCTGATCGAGCTCTACTACGAGACCGAATCCCCGCTTTCCATCGACCTTGAGCGCGTCTGCCGCCGCATCATGGCCTGCAGCCCCGAGGAGCGATCGGCCGCCCGGGCTGTTCTAACCGAGTTCTTCACCCTCACCGACGCCGGCTGGACGCACAAGCGCTGCGAAGAGGAGCTCGCCAAGTACCGACGCATGAGCGCTGGTGGCCGAGCAGGCGCAGAGAACCGCTGGAGCAAGGGTAAACCCGCACAAACGGATGCCCCCCCTATAGCCCCCCTATGCCCCCCCTATAGCCCCCCTAATGGGGAGGCCAATGGGGAGGCGATGGGGGGGCGTATGCCAACCAAGAACCAAGAACCAATAACCAAGAACCAAGAGAAGAACATAGCTCCTTCGGAGCTTGTGCCCCAGGGCAAGCCTGGAGCACCAAATCGGCTGCAGGATGTGCCAAAAACTTTGGAGCATGCGATCCAAAGAGCGCCTGCGGCACCTGACTGCCCGCACGCTGAGATCGTTGAGCTCTACCACGAGTGCTGCCCGACTCTCGCCAGGGTCATGGTGCTGAGCCCGAAGCGGCAGGCGCTGATGCGCAGCCGGTGGCGCGAGGTCTGGGCTGACCTGAAGTGGGACCGGGCTGGCGGCGTGGTCTGGTTCCGGGAGTTCTTCGAGTCGGTCAACCGCAGCGACTTCCTGACCGGCCGGGCAAAGAGCGATCGACAGTGGCAGGCAGACCTTGAGTGGCTGATGCTGCCGAGCAATTTCGTCAAGGTGGCCGAAGGCCGGTACAGCAAGGAGAAGTGACATGGGCTACGCAGCGACTCTCAAGAAGATCCACGAGCAGGAAGACGCGCCAGCGGCCACGGGCTGCCGGGCGCATGGGTGCCCGTTCCCCGCGGCGATGTCCGCCGGTGGCGGGGCGCCTGGGTTCTGTCGGCACCATGACGGCGTCAACCCGGTGCAGTGGCCGGGCATCACCGACGCGATGCTGCGCCAGTACGGACCGCTGACGGGCGAGGTGCTCGGGGCCCGCCGGTATTTCGGCTCCGGCCTGCCGGGCGATGATGCCCAGCGGATGGCCGAGGCCTGGGCGAGGCTGCAGCCGCACGGTTACGACATGGACCCGGCTGATTGCGTCCACCGCAACGGCAAGCGCGAGCCGGCCCGGACGTACCGGCGCTGGGCGTACGCGGCCGAGGATCTGCTGGCCAAACTGCTGAGGACTGCGCGATGACAGTCGCATGCATGGGAGGCTGGTGCATGATGCGCGAGTCGTGCGCGTACTACCACGTCGAGTCCAATGTCATCATCGAGCGACTCTGCCACCCCTATTCTCTCGACGCATTCCGACGAGCATCGGCATCGCTGCTTGGTGAGATGGCTGATTTCGATGCGGATCGCCGACCGCGCTCGCGCGATGCAGTGGCTGCAGGAATGGCAGCGCCGCCACCCGGGCAGTACGCTGGAGCGCGACGTCCGGCAACAGTGGGCCCTGGGCAACCGGGGAGCGAAGGGGGACTGGCGTGGTGATCTTGGGCGTTGACCCTGGGCTCGTGTCCGGCGCCTGGGGGCTGATCGACCACCACGGCGCCTTCCGGGCGTGCGGGCCAATCCCGAACGCCGATCGCCGGATTACCGTCCGCCGCTGGCGCGAGGACCTGCTGCAGGCAGTCGGCCGAGACGATTGCGTTGCGGCCCTTGAGAGCGTCCACAGCATGCCTGGACAGGGGGTGGCCTCGACTTTCGCCTTTGGACGCGCTGTGGGGGCCATACAGGGCCTTCTCGACCTACTGCCGTGGCCGGTCACCCTGGCCGAGCCGAGGGTCTGGAAGCGGACGATGGGCCTGACCGCGGACAAGGCGTCGTCGCTGCTGGCCGCCCGCAGCCTATGGCCCGAGGCACCACTGAAGAGGGTCAAGGATCACGGGGCGGCTGAGGCGCTCTTGTTGGCCGAGTGGCTGAGGAGGCAGCGCTGATGGACGGCTGGAGAGCGGACGACGGCAGGCAACGATTCGACGCCTTTGGCCCCGACCGCCGCCTGCTCCAGGCCATCATCTGCGTGGCGATTGAGGACTGCTGTCGGCCGCCGACGCGGGCCGAAGCGCGGTTCAAGGCCAACCGGCTGAGGGACCAGATCCAGGCGCTGCGTTGGCTGTTCTGCGACTCGCCGGCCCTGGACTGGTACGCCGAACTGCTGGAAATCTCGGTGTCCGACCTGCGCAAGAACCTCGTGCGGGCGGCGTATGAGGACGGCGAGGGGTCAACGTTCCGGCCTGATCAGCGCCGGGTGTTCCGCGTGCGGTATCAATGGGCAAAGAGCGCCGGGCTCTTCGATGCGCCGTACGACGTTTTTGCAGAGGACAGAGGAGATGACGATGAGGCCGGAGAAGACGACGGATCCGAATGATGCGATCGAGTTCATCTTTCGCCATGGCAAAAAGTACGCTCAGGCGAAAGCCGATCGGATCTTCCTGGAGGAATATCGGAAGTCCAAGAAGGCCATCCTCATGAAGGAGGCAGAGACGTTCGGCAACCGGACGGCCGCCGCTCAGGAGCGCGAGGCGTACGCACATGACGACTACGTCGAGCTCCTAAAGGGCCTGCAGCAGGCCGTAGCAATTGAAGAGGAACTCCGCTGGGGGCTGGTGGCTGCGCAGGCCAGGATCGACGTCTGGCGCAGCCAAGAGGCGTCTGCGCGGCAGGAAGTCAAGGCCGTCCTGTGAGGCCCCATCAGGTGCGTCGGTACATGGGCGAGGTGGCTTCCTTGGGGTGCATCGCCTGCCGGCGCATACATGGCCCGCACGACCCCGGGCCGGCTGAACTCCACCACCCGCGCGTGGGCACCGGCATGGGCCTGCGGTCCAGCGACTGGGACGTCATCCCACTGTGCCCCGAGCACCACCGAGGCCGCACCGGCGTCCACGGCTTGGGGACTCGGGGGTTCCTGCGCCACCACGGGTTCAGTGAGGCGGACCTGCTGGCCGACGTCCGGGCCCTGGTCAAAGACCCCAGGACATAGTCTGGTATTGCATGACTGTGTAAGTTGGGCTTACACTAGCGTCACTGCGATCAAGCAGCAACTACAGCGAAGGACAGCGAAATGAACACCACGATCAACACCGCCGCCGCCGACATCGACACGCTGGGCGTCATCTTGGCGAACATCGCCGTGCTGGAGGCGCGTGCCGAGGAGATCAAGAAGGCCCTCAAGGAAGAGGCGAGCCTGTCCGGCCAGCACCACTTCGACGGCGCCCTGTTCCGGGCGACCTACGTCGAGAGCAACCGCTCGACGGTCGACTGGAAGGCCATCGCCAAGCAGTACGCCATCCCCGCCGAGGCGATCGCCAAGGCAACGAAGACCACGGCCGTCTACTCGGTCAAGGTCGCCGCGCTGTGAAAAAAGTCCGCCCAGATCCCCCCGGGCGGGCAAAGCGGCCTCATCAGGGGGAGACAGACCCTGCTGTTGCGAGGCCGCTGAATCCCAGTCTACCCAACTGGCCCTTCCCGCCGACGCTGTTGAACTACAGCCGACCCGTGCCTCCACCAGATCTAACCGACGTACCCGCCCTGTTCTGAGGAGGACACCATGCACGAGCAAGAGCTCATCGCCCTGACCCTGATCGAACGCAACCGCAGCGTGCAGGGTCTCACCGATCGCGCCCTCGCACTCATTGGCCGTCACCAGGGAACCCTGCGTGATCTCGGCCTGATCAAGCACGCGCCTGATCGCGGCATCGCCTGGAAGATCACCGCTGCCGGCAAGAGGGCGCTACAGGCTGGTGACCATAAAGCCGACTGAATTGAAGGGGCTTGTGTCAAAGTCAAAGTTGGGCTTACACTAGCATCACTGCAACACGCAGGACAGCGAAAGGAAAGCGAAATGAACGTCACCTTCACCTACACCCGCGACGACGACAGCGAAGTGCAGATCCGCGCTGCCTACCACCGCGCCACCCGCGACACCTTCAGCGCCCCGGGCAGCCCGGCCAGCGTCGAGGTTTACGAGGCCAACGACGGCCGCGGCTGGGTGCCGGTCACCCACGTCGACGGCATTGACCTCGTCGCCGCCGAGTCCCAAGCCTGGGATGCGGTCGAAGCCCGCCTCGCCCGCCTTGACCTGATTAACGTCTGAGGAGACTGCCATGCTGCTGAATGCCAACTTCAAGATGGCCCTGACGGGGCAAAACATCAGCCTTAGCTTGCTGGCCCCCAATTTCCCATGGGACGCCGACCTGCAGTCGATCGACCGCCCGGAGTTCATGCCCGCCGGGTCGCACAAGACCTGGGACCGGGTCGACGGTGAAACGACCTTCCGGTATGTCTTGGCCGAGGTCGCCCACGTTGAGGCACTGCGTTTCTGAAGGAAGCGTCATGATCAAGCTTGAAAACACGGCCGACGGTCTGTCCGTCACCATCACCCCAATGCAGGCGACCATCTACGAGGTGGTCTTCCGCGATGAGGACTCCGGCGCTGAAATCGGTCGTCGGGTGTTCCTCGACGCGCAGCAGGCCAGGGACTTCGCTGAGAAGGTGCTCGGCGCCGAATAACCCAGCGGGTTCTTTGGGTATTGCATCATGATCTAAGTTCTGGTTACACTGTCATCACTGCAGCACGCAGGACAGCGAACCAGGAGCGAATCATGAGCCAGCCCTTCGAGACCCAGACTTGCACGCGGTGCGCCGGCAGCGGCAAGTTCTCCTTCAACATGATGCACGGCGATCGCTGCTACGGTTGCGGCGGTACTGGGCATCAGTTCACCGCGCGGGGCAAGGCCGCCAACGCTCACTTCACGTCGTTGCTGCAGCGCAAAGTCGCCGACTTGAAGGTTGGGGAGTTCGTCAAGACCTGGGTCGTTCTCGGTGGCCGCGATGTGTGGTGCATCGTTGAGGCCATCAGGGAAGACGCGCTGAATCCCGGCATGGTGTACATCGACCTGAAATCCATCAAGTCCGGGCGGGGAATGACCTGTGGGCAGTGGTTGATCAGCGACGTCACGTCCGTCGTGTCGCAAGCCGACCTCGATGCCAAGAAGGCCGAGGCAGTTGCCTATCAGGCGACGCTGACCAAGGCGGGTAAGGTCTCCAAGAAAGCCAAGTGATCTGAGGGGGCTTACGCCCCTTCAAGATGTAACCTACACTTGCACTACTGCATCACGCAGGACAGCGAAAAGAAAGCGAATCATGACCAAGCAACTTCTCCGCGCCGAGCGCCAGTACGAAATCCTTCACCCGTCCACCGTGGCGGGCATCCCGTGTTTTGTGGGGGTGATCGAGCTCCACACCGATACCAGCGACGGCTGGGCCCGCCCGCAGACGTGCTTCACGTTCGACATCCTGGACCGCCGCGGCTACCCAGCGCCCTGGCTGGAGGCCAAGCTGGACCACTCCGTCGCGTACAACGACGAGGCGCGGTTCTTGGCCGAGATCAGGGGTCAGTGATGGGCTACGACTACGCCCAGGCCACGGCCGAGCAACTGGAGCAGTGGGCCATTGAGCGCCTGCTGCGCGATCAAGAGGAACTGCAGGCCGGTCACGATGACTGCGTCGAGCAGTCCGTCCTGAAGTCCCTGCACTGAGGAGGCACCATGTTCGCAGCACGCTACCCGGGCCGCTGCGCCCGCACGGGGGCTCAGATCGCCCCAGGAGACACGATCGCCAGCGCGGGCAGGGGTAGGTACTACCTCGTGTCTCGCGCCGCTTCTGCGGCCTCTGATGAGGCGCTGAATCCTGACGGGGTGCTGGGCGCCTCGGTCGACGAGACGCTGGACCCGCAGGACGAGGCCACGATCGCCGCCGGCCGCTACCTGCGCCGCAGCCTGGAGCGTGGGGTCAGCGACGTCTGGCGCAGCGCCTCGGGCAAGGAGTTCTACCGCAACCGCCGCGGCTTGTGCGAAGACGCTCCCTGCTGCGGGTGCTGCAATGCCTGAGTAGACCGAGGGGGCATTCAAGACCCCCTTGTGCGTTACCGGAAACAAGACTACAGTTCACCCATCGCAACACGCAACCCGGAGCAGCAACATGACCAAGCGTTACGCCACCACCTACAGCAATGGCTACGCCGTCGAGTCCAGCAGCGCCCACGAAGCGCGCAACTTCGTCAACCACGACGACGCGCAGAAGTTCTTCCTGTCGGGTAAGCAGGTTGGTGCTGCCGAGTTCTTCGCTGCTGTCGACACTGCGGTGCAGGCCGCCTGGGACAAGAAGTCCGAGACCCACAAGCGGGTCAGCGTTCAGCACGGCGCGACCCAATTCGGTCGCGTCAACAAGTGGATTCGCCGCTGACCCGTCCCGCTGTCCGGTGGCAGCGGCCAGCCCCGAGGTTGGCCAGTGTCACCGAAAGGATCACCATGACCCGGGATACCGCCATCGCCATCTTGCGCAGGCAGTCGCAGATAGCCCAGCGCGTGGCCGCCATGCGTCAGCGTCGAGCCGCGGCCGGCCTGACACGCCTGGAGCTCTACGTCCACCCAGACGATCATGCGGCCGTCAAGGCCATGGCGAAGGCGCTGTCAGACCAGAGACAATGTAAGTCCGACCGTGCAAAAACGCAGTCAAAACCGATACAATCGTAGTGTCCGCTGCATCTAGGCCATGCAGTTCCGCATGGTCAGATAACCCAGCGGGTTTCTGAGGAGAAGAGGAAATGGCACGCATCGTTTACGTCCTTGAGGCCGAGGCCGAGTGCCTCCCGACCCGGCTGATCGAGGCAACGCAGAGCACGCAGGCTCTGGCATACGCCGCCCGCACCACCTACGCCGTGCGCAGGGCCAGCCAGCAGGACCTGATCAAGCTCTTGAAGGAGGGCGTCCAGGTCGAGTCGTCGATCGCCGAGCCGGATCTGTTCGAGCCCGAGCCGCAGGTCAGCGTCGACAACGCCGGCAACGTCGTCACCCTGGCTGCGTGATGAGCCGGCGGATCACAGTCCAGGAGGTGGCCCGAGCGATCGGAGCCACTCTGGGCAGCCGAGAGGCGTGGTCCATCGGGTCGGTCATGTCGACCGAGTACGAGAAGCGGTTCGGCAGCCTGCCGCCCAAAGAGCTCCGCCCTAAGACCAACGGGTCGGGCTCGCACTGCTTCGCCACCTACCCGCCGAGTTGGGAGCCCATGATCCGCCGGGCCATCGAGGCGGCCACCAACGCCGGCAAACAGCAAGCCGGCCTGTTCTGAGAGCACCATGGACAGCACCGACATTGAGATCCGCGCCGCCTCCTACTGCCTGCAGCGCACCTGCCACGGTCTGGCCAGGGACTGCGGCTGGTGGACGGACGGCGCCGGCAACAACCAAGCCCACACCTACAAGCCGGAGTTCAGCTACCCCCACGGCCGCAACATCGGAGAGATGCTCTGCCTGATCCACAGTGAGATCAGCGAGGCCATGGAAGGCGCTAGGAAGGGCTTGATGGACGACAAGCTCCCGCATCGCCCCATGTTGGAGGTAGAACTCGCCGACGCCGTCATCAGGATCTTCGACATGGCCGGCGGCCTCAACCTCGACCTGGGTGGCGCAATCGCCGAGAAGCTCGCCTACAACGCCCAGCGAGCAGACCACAAGCCCGAGAACCGCAGGCAACCCGGCGGCAAAGCGTTCTGATACCCTCACCCACCAGGAGAGAGCATCATGCCCGCCAGCAAGTACACCGTCGAGATCGCCAGAGAGATCTGCCGCCAATTGGCTGAAGGCGTCCCACTGCGGGAAATCTGCAGACAGAACGGCATGCCCGAATGGCGCACCATCTACGACTGGATGGTGAAGGATGATCAGGCCGTCGCTGCTGGCGGGGGCGCCGGCCTGTCTGCATCCATCGCGCGTGCGCGTGAGATTGGCTATGACGCTATGGCGGAGGACTGCCTGCGCATTGCCGACGACGCCGCCAACGACTGGATGGAGACGGAGCACGGACGGAAGCTGAACGCCGAGCACGTCCAGCGCAGCAAGCTGCGGATCGAGACGCGCCTCAAGCTCTTGGCCAAGTGGAACCCGAAGAAGTACGGGGAGAGGGTGGCGGTGGCCGGCGACGCCGACTCGCCGCTGAAGGTGGACGCCGAGCTCAACGCTGAGAAGCTCTTCAAGACCATCCTGGAGCACGCCCAACTGACGCGGCAGGCCGCCGGCTCATAAGCGTAGGCTATGACGCCGGGCGCCGAGTGTCGAAAATCCCGGGCTGAGACCGGCGGCCCATAGGCAATACCAATGATGCGCCGCAGCAATGCGGCTGACTGGCATGCGATCACGAGAATCCCTGAGCACGAACCATCGGCTGGCCTGGAAGCTGGCGGCCGAGCCGATGACCGCGGCTGAACTGATCGAGGCTGCGCCCGGCACGACGCCGCAGATCCTGAACAACATGGTCAGGCTCAACATCCTGACGCTGCGGGGCGGTCTGTACCGCGCAGTGCCCGGGCTGGAGGTGCCCCGGCATGAGGCGCCGCGGCAGTCGATCCAGGCTGCCAGCGTCTGGGAGTACGCCCGGAGGTGCGCAGCGTGACCGACGACGAGATCGCGCAGTTCATGGGCTGGAGCCGGGAGACGACGGCCAGGATGTCAGGCGACCCCGAGTCGTTTGTCGGCCGCACGCGCAGGCTCGTAGACGAGGCTCAGAGGCGCGAACGTGAGCGCTGGGAGGGTGCCCTACGGTCGGAGTCCAGAACGCCGCCCTGCGCCCTCCTGAAGGCATGCAGTGGACCTCGCTGAGTCGCTGGAAGCGCCGGACGTACAGGCGGCGCTGAAGGCCCTGCCGCCGGAGAAGCGGCTGGCGTACCTCTGGCGGCTGCGGTGGCTGCAGACGGCGCACGCGCATCAGGTGCTGCCGTCGGGGGACTGGTGGTCGATCTGGCTGATGCTGGCAGGCCGGGGCGCCGGCAAGACCCGGACGGCCGCCGAGCAGATCGGCTGGTGGGCCTGGGAGAACCCGGGCACGCGCTGGCTGGTGGCCGCCCCGACGTCGTCTGACGTGCGGTCGACGTGCTTCGAGGGCGACTCAGGGCTGATGTCCGTCATCCCGGCGCCGCTGATCGACGATTACAACAAGGCGCTGCACGAGCTCCGGCTGACCAACGGCAGCCTGATCAAGGGGATCCCGGCGAGCGAGCCCGAGCGCTTCCGAGGCCCGCAGTTCCACGGGGCATGGTGCGACGAGCTCGCCGCCTGGGACTACCTGCAGGAAAGCTGGGACCAGATCCAGTTCGGCGTGCGCCTAGGGGCGAAGACCCGGACGATCATCACGACGACGCCGAAGCCCAAGGACCTGATCATCGAACTGCTGGCCCGGGAGGGCGACGACGTCGTGGTCACCCGGGCGTCGACGTATGCGAACCTGGGCAACCTGTCGGACAACTTCCGCCGGCAGATCATGCAGTACGAGGGCACGACGCTCGGCCGCCAGGAGATCCACGCCGAGATCATCGACCCCGAAGAGGGCGGCATCGTCAAGCGGGACAGCTTCAAGCTGTGGCCGGCGCAGAAGGCGTTCCCGCGGTTCGAGTACATCCTGCAGAGCTACGACTGCGCGACGTCCGAGAAGACCCAGAATGACCCGACGGCGTCGAGCACCTGGGGCGTGTTCAAGCCGGAGGACGGGCCGATGAGCGCGATGCTGATCGACTGCTGGCAGGACCGGCTGCAGTACCCTGACCTGCGGCCAAAGGTGGTCGACGAGTACGAGACGGTATTCGAGTCGGGCACGGACGGCCGGGATCGCAAGCGGGTCGACCTGATCCTGATTGAAGACAAGTCTGCGGGCATCTCGCTGATCCAGGATCTGCAGCGGGCGCATCTGCCGGTGAGGGCGTACAACCCCGGGAAGGCGGACAAGGTGCAGCGGCTGAACATCGTGTCGCACATCATTGCGCGGGGCCGGGTGTGGATTCCTGAGTCGACGCAGCGGCCGGGGTATGTGCGAGACTGGGCGGAGCCGCTGGTGTCGCAGGTGTGTGCATTCCCGCAGACGACGCATGATGACCTCGTTGATACGCTGACGCAGGCGCTGCGATTCCTGCGTGATTCTGGGTGGCTGGAGGTTGATCCTCCGCCGCAGGATGATTGGGACGAGGACGACTACGCAGACACTGGTCGGCCGAAGAGGGAGAATCCTTATGCCGCGTGAGTCGCCGGTGGTGGCCGTGTTGGAGCGGCACGAGATGCTGGACAGGGAGGTGGAGGTGGTGGAACATCTGCCTACGCCGCAGTGCTGGTGTTTCCCGAGGTTGGAGTTTGTGGACCCGGAGACTGGCAACGAGGTGTGGATTCACCACGAGCCGCATTAGGGGTGACGATGGACTTGATGGACGACGAACTGCGCCGGGTGCTGTCTGGGTCGGTTGATGCCCCGACGGACTCGATGGCGAGAGAGCTTGCCCGCCTGCGAGTGCGCGATCGTGGTCCGACGGCGACGGAGAGGGCTGCGGCGTCGCAGCCGTCGTTCAGGATGCCGAGCTCTGGCCGGCGGCGTCCGGAGCAGCGTGGCGGCGGTGAGGCGCTGGAGGCTCTTGGCTCGACGATCCTTGGCAGTGTGCCTGCTGGGCTGGCTGGTGCGGCGGTGCTGCCTTTCCAAGGGCCTGAAGGGGCCGCCAAGACGATCGGGCGGGTGCAGGACTACCTGACCATTGACCCGCAGACTGAGGGCGGCGACAAGGCCTTGCTGGGCATTCTCAAGGCGCTGTCGCCGTTGGGTGCGCCGGCCCAGGCTGCCGGTGACGTCACGCTGAGGGCGACGGGCTCTCCGCTGCTGGCCACCGGTGCGGAGTTGCTGGCTGACCCCCTGAACCTGCTGGGGATCGGTGCTACTGCCAAGCCTGTTGCGCGTGCGGCTGCGGCTGGTGCCCGGCAGGCTGGGAAGGCGGGCAAGGCCACGGGGCAGAGCCTGGGCCCGAAGGCGGCGGAGATGGCCGAGGCGTACATGCGCCGGTCTGGCATGGCGCCATCAATCACTGAAGGAGTTGGTTATGCAACAAGGCAAGAGGGACCGTTCTACCGAGTCGCGCCCTCAGATCCTGAGCTCGCTCGATTCGCGCATCGAGGCACTAGAGAAGCGTCTGGGGAAAGTGCCGAAGCGTCCCCAAGAGGAATTGGAGGCCAGTTTCCGCAACCAGTATCGGATGAGTCGATCCGGCAAACGTTAGCCGATCCAAGCAACTTCGTGATGCAGGCGGCCAACAGGTACGCCATGGATAAATCCGGGCAAAGCTACACGTTGCCCATAATCCCGGAATCCTCTCTTGTCAAGCAGTCGCCCATTGGACGTGTTTTCCAGTTGGGCGCAACGGATGATCCGGCATATAAATCCGCTGTTTTTGAAAGTTATGGTCGTCAATTTCCTAAACTGATTGAGCAGGCGGGGGCGAAGAACTACGACCAACTGGTGGACGCCGCATATAGGCAGTTTGCAAAAGAGGCAAAGCAGCAATTCGAAAGTTTGCCTGTCAACATGTCTTTCCATCGCGCGGGCGAGGGAAATTACTTGTCCAGCGGCGACATGTTGAAGGATGTATATGGCAATCGCCATTTATATGTCTTCCAGGGCGGGGAGCCGCATCCGTTTCTTAATGAAATTGACCCCGTAACTGGATTGAACAGCAATGAGATGTTTAGGGCGGTGCATGACTTTTATGGCCATGCTATTCATGGGAATCAGTTCGGGCCCAAGGGTGAGGAGATTGCTTACGCCGCGCATGGACAAATGTTCTCGCCGCTGGCGCGTTTGGCAATGGCGACTGAGACGCGAGGTCAGAACAGCGTAGTGAACTACACGCCGCTGAATGCTGCGCTGAAGGCCAGGATCTCCAAGCTCGACGAGATTGAGTACGAGGCCAAGCGCCGCAAAGATGTTGCCACTGTGCGAGACGTGCAGGCCGCCAAGAAAGATGCGTGGAACTCGTTCCAGTTTGCGCCTCAGAAAGGGCTTCTGTTGCCGCCCGAGTTTGTTGACGTGCAGTTCTCGGGCGGAATGCCTGACTACATCCAGCCCTTAATTCGGCCTGGAGCCGGAACAACGGCGGGTTCTGAGCTTGTTCACTTCAGCAATGCGCCTGGGTTGACGCAGACTGATCCGAGAAGGTATGGGCAGGGCATCAAGGGCGAAGAGGCGGAGCGTTTGTCATATGCGCCTGGGGCGGTCAAGGAGCGCACATATTTCTATGCTGGAGAGCCGGGCGCTGTGACGCCGGAGCCGGGCCTTGGGCCATACAGGTATCGTGCGCGGTCGGGGCAGTTGTATGACGTAAGCGCTGATCCTCTGGAGTTGCGCACCTTGGCGGCCGAATCGAGTCGTACGCCGTTCTCGGCCAAGTACAACCCCGGCATACAAAATCCCGAGCAAGCCATCACTGATGTCGAGCGGATGGTCAAAGAGTATGGGTACGAGGGGATGGTCAATCCCAAGCTGAGCAAACCCACGGCGATCATGTACGGGCCGACCGCGGTTCAACCTTTTGCTGACGGCGGCGCCGTCGGAGGAAACAACATGAGCTACACCACTGCGGCCGACACCATTGCTGACAAGCTGATGCGCCAGGGCATGGATCCTGACCAAGCGTTCATGACGGCGCTGCGGATGTCTGACGCGCGGATGAAGGCTGGTGGTGCTGTGCTGATGGCGGACGGCGGAGATGCTCAGGGTGAGGTGGAGCGCCAGTACCGCATGCGCCGGTCCGCCGAGCAGTCGCTGTTCAAGCCTGAGCCGGTGCGGATGCGCAAGACCTGGGATGGCCCGATGCCGAACCGGCCGGTGGTCAACGGCAAGGTGATGGTGAGCGCTGAGGAGCTCGCTGACTTCCGCCGCCGGTTCGGCGAGAAGATGACGCTGCGCGACCTGCTGAACGCTGACAAGGGGCGTGGCCCGTCGGCGGCTATGCCGGCCGCCAGAGGCGCTCAGGGCGCGAATGTGGCGCCGGTGCAGGCTGACCCCTACCAAGACCCGTCGAGGGCTCTGGAGGGCGCTGCAGCGGCTCAGCGGGCCATTGCTCAGCCCGGGCGTGATGCGATTGAGGGCGTGTACCCCGAGGCTGCGCTGCTACCGGCCTCTCGTCTGCCGCAGGCGGCTCGTGCTGTGAGCCGGGCGCTGGCCACGCCGAAGCTGCGGGAGCACCCGTCGATCTCGGTTGAGAACCGGCAGCGGCTCAAGGAGATGGAGGACTACATCAGCGGGCTGAACCAAGCCGATCGGCCGGCGGTGGATTCGAAGATCCGTGCGCTGGAGCAGCGGCGTGAGCCTAGGATGCAAGTGGGCGGTGCGGCGAAGAGACTGACCGCTGGTGCGGCGGCCAGGGCCGAGGCAAGGCTGGCCGAGAAGGCGGCGAAAGAGGCGGCTCAGAAAGCCCTTGCTGCTGCGCCGCCGACATCGCTGACGCAGGCCATTGAGCAAGCGAACAAAACGCTCGCAGAGGGCCGATCGCGCCCGTATGCCAAGCCTGACACTGTGCGGCGGATGATCATTGAGGAGGCGGTTGATATCGCCAAGAGCGCGCCGAAGCTCAAGGAGGAAGATGTTGCCAGTCGTGCTCAGCGGCAAGTGCTGCAGCGCCTGAAGTGGGAGCGTGAGACGCGGCCGGAGTTGCAGTCGCAATATGGCGAACTGGCTCCGTCGTCATATGACATGTCGGCCCCTCGGCGGATGCGCAACACGCCCGAGGTTGTGGCGCAGCGCGCGGAAAATGCGCGGGCGTTCTTGGCGAAGCCGACCGAGCCTTGGGCGCCTCCTCCTCAAGAAAAGCAGGCGTTTGAGCGCTCGCTGATCAAGGATGCGCTGGAGGGGTTCCCGGGCATTGAGCAGACACGCTTCCCGCGGTACGAGTCTCCGCGCGCCAACGTCGACTACATCAACGAAATCTACGACGACCCGAAGAACCGATCACTGATCAAGCAGCAGATCACTCGCGGCCTCCCGCTGGGCGGGGAGAGTTTCTACGGTTCGCTGTACCCAGTGAAGGTGGCGGCGCTGGAGAGGGGCATCCCTGCCGAGAAGTTTGACCAGTTCATCTATCAGACGGCGCCGGCAAGTGCTCGCAACTCCATCATGAATGAGATGGCCGTCGGCCAGTTCATGCGCGACATGAAAGCTCGGGGCCTCCCGTTGGATGAAGCCACGGTCACGGCTGAAATGGCCAAGTTCAAGGAGAAGTACGGCATTGGTTTGCCGCTGATGCCGATCCACCGCCAGGGGGTTCAGAACGTCATTGAAGGCGGTTTGAACATGCGGGATATGGTGAAGGCGGACATCCCGACCAACTACAAGATTCCGACGTATGGCACGCAGAAGGCCGGAGACTTCGGCAAGAGCGTTGTGCTGGACGTGCATGAGGCAGCCGGAGAAACGCAGGGAAGCCGGTATCACCCCTACTTCACCGAGCAGGGTGGCTTCGGCCCGACAGAGTATGGGTTGGCTGAGAGCAAGATGCTGGACATCGCCAAAGAGATGGGCATTCCTGGTGGCATGGCGCAGGCCGGCCGCTGGTTTGGGGGCGGCGAGTTGACGGGCCTGAAGTCGCCGCGCGGCGATGCGCTGGATCTGCTGGAGAAGCAGGCGGCGTACACGATGCAGGGCATGGGTATCAATCCGACCCCCAAAGCGGTGCGGGACTACATCCTCAACATGATTGAGACGGGCGAAGGCGTTCTGATGCCTTGGTTCAAGGGCTCCCCCATGCCTGATGTTCGCACGGTGAAGAAGGAAGGCGGCGAGGTCACGTCGGAGGCTCATGGGGCACTTAGCGCCGCAAAGAAGTCTCGTAAGGGACGCGGTGCTCTGGTGTAATAACGACTGAAACAAGGCACACGAAGATGGCAACCGAGTTCCCGATCGACCCAGAGTTCAACCGCTTCGTGGAGGGCATGCCCGACGACGCCGATGGCGAGACGCCTGGGGTGGAGGTGGACCTTGAACTGTCCGAGTCGGACATCCAGGAGCTTCCTGACGGCTCTGCGGTGGTGACGCTGGACACCAACGGGCCGATGGACAACGAGGACTTCTACCAGAACCTCGCCGACAGCGACGTGCTGGACTCCATCGACCTGAACTCGATGGCCCTGAAGTACATCCAACTGGTGGAGAAGGACCGCGAGGCTCGCAAGCAGCGGGACAAGCAGTACGAGGACGGCATCCGCCGCACCGGGATGGGCAACGACGCCCCTGGTGGCGCCTCGTTTGCGGGTGCCAGCAAGGTCGTACACCCGGTGATGGCCGAGGCGTGCATCGACTTTGCGTCCCGCGCCATCCGCGAACTGTTCCCGGCTGACGGGCCGACGCGCACGAAGATCCTCGGTGACGTCAATCAGGAGAAAACTGACATCGCGGAGCGCAAACGCGACTTCATGAATTGGCAGTTGACCGAGCAAATCGAGGAATTCCGCGACGAGCAGGAGCAATTGTTCACTCAATTGCCTCTTGGTGGATCGCAATACCTCAAGCTCTGGTACGACGAGGACAAAAAACGTCCTTGTGCCGAGTTTTTGCCCATCGACAACGTGCTTTTGCCATTCGCGGCGTCGAATTTCTACACTGCTCCGCGTGCAACGGAGGTTCATGACCTCTCAAGGCACGAATTTGAGCGCCGTGTGGCCTCAAAACTGTACCGAGATGGCACTTTTATCCGTGCCACGATGGATCCGGAGCAGACTGCGGCCCAAAAGGCCAACGACAAGATCGAAGGGCGGTCGGAAAACGACAACGAAGACGGTGTTCGTCGCGTTTACCACATCTACACATGGCTGGAACTCGAAAACGACAAGTTTTCGAAGGGGCAGATGGCTCCCTACGTCCTGATGATCGACGACTTGGAGTCTGAGGTCATCGGGCTGTACCGGAACTGGGAGGAAGGCGACGAAACGATGACGAAACTCGACTGGGTGGTCGAGTTCAAGTTCATCCCGTGGCGCGGGGCGTATGCCGTGGGCCTGCCGCACCTCATTGGAGGCCTCTCAGCGGCCCTTACAGGCGCTTTGAGGGCCTTGCTGGACTCTGCGCACATCAACAACGCTGCGACGCTCCTGAAGCTCAAGGGGGCGAAGGTTTCGGGGCAGTCTCAGCAGGTCGAAGTGACCCAGGTGGCCGAAATTGAGGCCGCGCCTGGGGTTGACGACGTCCGCAAGCTGGCGATGCCGATGCCGTTCAACCCGCCGAGCCCGGTGTTGTTCCAGTTGCTGGGCTGGCTCACCGGTGCGGCCAAGGGGGTGGTGACGACGGCCGAGGAGAAGATCGCCGACGTCAATGCGAACACGCCGGTGGGCACTACCCAGGCTCTGATTGAGCAGGGCGCGGCGGTTTTCTCGGCGATCCATGCCCGACTGCACGAATCGCAGTCTCGCGTGCTCAAGGTGCTGAGCCGGATCAACCGGTGGTACTTGGACGACATGCGCCGCGGCGAGGTGGTTGAAGACCTAGAGGTTCGCCGGGAGGACTTTGCCCGGGTGACGGACGTGATCCCGGTGTCGGACCCGCACATCTTCAGCGAGACGCAGCGGATGGCCCAGACCCAGTCGGTCATGGCCATGATGGAGAAGCACCCGGACCTGTTCAACCGCCGTGCGGTGGTCATGCGCTTCCTGAAGCAGATCAAGGTGCCGGGCGTCAACGAACTGATGACGGACACGCCTGCGCCTGAGAAGCTGGACGCGGCCAACGAGAACGTGGCGATGACGATCGGTCAGTCGGCGTTTGCGTACCTGGAGCAGGATCACTTCTCGCACATCGTGACTCATCTGAAGTACGCCTCGGACCCGGTGTTCGGTGGCAACCCGATGATCGCGCCCAACGTGCTGCCGAAGATGATGGAGCACATCAAGCAGCACTTCGCGCTGTGGTATCTGGGCCGCATGAACGGGTATGTGACGCGGTCGCTGGGTCGCAAGGCTGATGACTATGCCGAGGCAGAGGACCCGGCCGAGATCGACAAGCTGTACGGTGCGGCGGCCGGTCATGTGGCGATGGACGCTGAGCAGACGCTTGCTCAGACGATGCCGGTGATCCAGCAGATGGTCAAGACGCTGGAGCAGTTCAAGCCGAAGCCTGAGTTGACGCCGGACGGTCAGGTGCTGCTGCAGACGAGCATGGCTGAGACGCAGCGCAGGCAGGCGCGTGATCAGGCCGAGATGCAACTGAAAGCGGCTGACAATCAGGCCAAGCTGCAACTGGCTGCCCAGAAGCAGATGGACGACAAGGACCTCGCCATTGAGGAACTGCAGTTGAAGCTGGCCATCGCTCAGGGTGACCAGGAAACGAAGGAGCGCATCGAGACGGCCCGTTTGATGCGGGATGCGGCCCGGTTGAGGCATGACCAGGACAAGACCGTCATTGACTACTCGATGAAAGGAGCACCAAGTGGCTACCAGTGATCAAGAGCAGAAGAGCGTTCTTGTGCCCCAGCACAAGCGCATGGCGATGGGCGCCAAGCTCGACGGCCAGTCGATGCAAGCGAAGGGTGAGTCCGGCAATGGCAAGCCGGCGCAAGGAGGGCTGTCGCAGGCGAGCAAGAAGAAGTGAGGACGATCGGAGACCTGATCGGCGCGATTACGGCTAGGCAGGCTGAGATAGCCTCGTCCCTCGCTGTGGGAAATGCAGCGAACTGGGAGTCGTACCAGCGCATGATCGGACAGTACGCCGGGCTCGGAGAAGCCCTGGCGATCCTGAACAAACTGATGGAAGACGACGATGAGCGAGATGGGCGTGGCGCTTGACAGCGCCGAGATGGCTTGGGCATTCCCGAGCGTGGACCCTGGCGCGAAACCCCTTGGTGGCCGCATCCTGGTGCAACTGCGGCGGGCCAAGAAGAAGGCGACGAAGTCGGGAATCATCTTGGTCGCGGAGACCAAGGAGACCGAGAAGTGGCAGAACATGGTGGCCAAGGTCATTGAGATCGGGCCGCTGGCGTTCCGCAAGCGGGATTCGATGGAGCCCTGGCCGGAGGGAAGCTGGTGTGAAGCCGGCGACTACATCCGTGTGCCCAAGTGGGGCGGCGACCGTTGGGAGGTGAAGGTTCCGGGCGAGGATGACCTCGAAGACCCGGCGCTGTTCATGATCCTGAACGACCACGAGGTGATCGCCAAGGTCACCGGCAACCCTCTTGAAATGAAGGCGTTCCTCTGATGAGCACCGAGAAGCAAGACGAACAGATCGACGTGGTCGAGGAGAGGGACGGCAGCGCTGTCGTCGAACTCCCCGGTGACGTAGCACCGCCGGACGCCCAAGAAACGGCCCAGGAGGCCGCAGGAGACGACGGCGGTGACGTGGACAGGCCAGGGGACTCCGACGCCGTTCGGGAGGCTCGTAGGGCCCGCAGGCGTGCGAAGAAGGACCTCGTGCGCCGCACCAGTGAAGAGAAGGACCAGCGCCTGCAGATGCTGCAGCGCCAGAACCAGGAGCTCATGGAGCGCCTGTCTGTGGTCGAGCGCAAGACGCACTCTTCGGACCTTGCTCGCCTGGACAAGGCGATTGAGGAGGAGGAGCTCCGCTACCGCTACGCTGCGCAGAAGATGAAGGACGCCACGTCGGCATCTGACGGGGAGGCGTTCGGCCGTGCGCAGGAGATGTGGTACGAGGCCCGCCGCAAGATCGAGGCGATGAAGAGCCTGAAGGACCGTGCTGCCCAGGCTACCAAGCAGCAGGGCGCGGTCAATCCGCAGGTGACCCGGTTGGCGAATTCCTGGATGGAGCGCAACGACTGGTATGACCCGTCGGGCAGTGACGAGGACACGGCGATCGCCAAGGTGATTGACCGCAAACTCACTGAAGACGGTTGGGATCCTGCGTCTCAGGACTACTGGGAGGAGCTCGACCGGCGTTTGCAAAAGCGTCTGCCGCATCGCTATACTGACTCTGTTGATGACCATTCTCGAAGGAGTAGGCCCCGCAGCGTGGTAACTGGATCGGGACGCGAGGTCGGTGGCGGCGCAAGCCGTTCGACTTTCGTGCTGTCACCTGAACAGGTGAGGGCGATGAAAGACGCCGGACTGTGGGATGACCCACAGAAACGGGCCAACATGATCAAGCGGTACGCGCAAGAAGCACGAAGCAGGAGCAACTGAAGATGGACGGTCGTCTCAAGAAATCTCTGTCCGCTGGCGGACGCGAAACTCGCGCAAGCGAGGACGTTGTACGGCAGGGCCCGGAGGAACAGTTTCACTCGGCACAGGAACGTCGCAGGATGTGGAGTGACGAGTGGACACAATCAGCGCTGCCGAAGGTCCCGGAAATGCCGGGATGGCACCTTTGCTGGCTATCGACAACCAACAGCTACGACAGCATCGACAAGCGGATCCGACTCGGCTACGTTCCCGTTCGCGCGGATGAGTTGCCTGGGTTTGAGAACTACAAGGTCAAGGCTGGCGAAGACGTCGGTTTCATCGCATGCAACGAGATGCGCCTGTACAAGCTCCCCATGGAGATTTACCAGGACGTCATGTTGCAGATGCACCACGACAGGCCCATGGAAGAGTCGGAGAAGATCCGCGTCCAAGTGGAGAACCTGCAGGGTGCGCGTGACAGCCGGGGCAAGAGCCTCGGGCAGGTCGAGGGCGAGGGCTTCGGCGAAATGGATCGAAACGTCAAAACCCCGATTTTCGTCGGGTAAGACAAGGAGTGACAAATGTCTGCTACGTTTGCTCCGTTCGGCATGCGCCCTGTGTACCACCCGAGTGGGCTGGACCGCGCGAGCGCATACTTCAACGGGATTCTCTACGATACCGAGTCGGTCGTCGACAACGTCGCCACCGGATACCCGGAAAACATCTACAAGGGCCAGCCTGTCACGGTTGATGGGTACGGCTATATCCTCCCGGCTGATGGGACGGGCCCCAACGTCGGCGCCTTTGCTGGTGTCGAGTGGACCGACAGCACTGGTCGACGCCGCGTGTCCAACTATTGGCCGGGTGGTCAGCAGTTCGTGGTGGGCTCTGTGGTGGTGTACGCCTACGATGATCCCAACATCATCTATGAGATCCAGATGAATGGCCCCATCGCATCTGGCAATCTTGTCAAGCAATACAACTTTGCGGACAAGTTGGCGGGATCCCCGGGTACTGGACTGTCCACCTGCTCCCTGGACAACACGGCGCCAGCGTTTGGTCAGGCCGGCGGCTTCTTCGTCAGGTACATTGCTCCGTACCCGGACAATGCTATCGACGATCAGTACCCGATCGTCCGTGGAACGCTTTCGTTCCCGGGTTACAAGTACAACAGTGCTACCAACTGAAGCCAGGAGGGCTAAATCATGGCAGCTCCGATGAGAAGTACCGACTTTCGTTCAATCGTCGAACCGATCCTGAACGAATGCTTCGATGGCGTCTATGACCAGCGCACCGACGAGTGGTCGCGGGTCTTCCGCGAACAGCAGGGCATCCCGCGCAACTACCACGAAGAGCCCGTGCTCTACGGGTTCGGCGCGGCGCCGCAACTGCCGGACGGCATGCCTGTGTCGTACCAGCAGGGCGGTGTGCTGTTCCTGAAGCGCTACGTCTACAACGTGTACGGTCTGGCGTTCGCGCTGACCAAGGTGCTCGTTGAGGACGGCGACCACATCCGCATCGGGCAGGTGTATGCGCGTCACCTCGCGCAGAGCCTGATCGAGACGAAGGAGACGCTGTCGGCCAACGTGCTGAACCGCGCCTTCAACTCGTCCTACCCTGGCGGCGACGGCGTGGCGCTGAACAGCAACGCCCATCCCATCGTCAACGGGACGTTCAGCAACCTGCTCACGACGGCCGCGAACCTCTCGCAGACGTCGCTGGAGCAGATGCTGATCCAGATCCGTCAGGCGGTGGACAACAACGGCAAGAAGATCCGTCTGGTGCCCCGCCAACTGGTGGTGGCCCCGGGCAACGTCTTCCAGGCTGAGGTGCTGCTGAAGAGCGTGCTGCGCTCTGGCAACGCCAACAACGACATCAACCCGATCAAGTCGATCGGTCTGCTGGACGAGGGCGCGGCGGTTCTGTCGCGTCTGACCTCGGCGACCGCATGGTGGGTTCAGACCGACGCGCCGGAGGGCATGAAGCTCCTGATGCGCCGGAAGCTGGAGAAGACCATGGAAGGCGATTTCGAGACCGATTCGATGCGCTACAAGGCCACCGAGCGGTACGACGTCGGCTTCACCGACCCGCGGGCGATGTACGGCACGCCGGGCGTCTGACGTCAACCTGAGACCAAGGGGGCTTCGGCCCCCGATCTCTTCAAGGAGAATCTGATGTCGAGTACCACTCGATTCCCCGATGGCGTCACCAACGTCAGCGAAGTCTCCATGTTCGCCGACCTTCGGCAGTTGAGCCCAACCCAGTACCACACCTACTGGGAGGACTTCGACTACTACACCGAGGCGGACTGGAGCGACCAAGCGTCGGACGCAAGTCTGGCTGACGCGGACGGCGGAGTTCTTGACATTGCCAATAGCGGTGGCGGAACGTCCTCCATTTCAAAGGTCGGCAAGTCTTTCCAGTTTGAGGCCGGCAAGAGGCTCTGGATGGAGTGTCGCCTCAAGCTCAACGATGTCGACCAAGGGTTCATTGTTGGCTTCGGCAGCATTGCGACTCAGTCTTCAATTTTCGCGTTTGTCAAGAGCCCGGTGCCCGCCCTCGGGTTCTACGTTGGCACGACATTGAATTCGCTCAGCCTTCCGCTTGAGGACGACACCTATATCGTCCTCGGTGCATCTGTGGACGAGTCAGGCGTTGTTCGTGTGTTTGTCAACGGTCAGTTTGTGACTGTTGCCTCCGGCACCCTTCCGCCTTCGGCCGTGCCCCCCTTGCTTGGGGTGATTGCAATTCCAGGCGCGGCCACGCTGAGCGTTGACTACTTCCTCGCTGTGAAGGAGCGCTGAACATGGGCCAATTCAAGCCGATGGTGAAGATGGAGACGACGGAGCCATCCGTCGAGCTCAAGCTCAAGAAGGGCGGCGAGGTCAAGATGCAGATGGGCGGCGCTGCCCCGATGCGTCCTGCAGCGGCCATGCCGGGCATGCCGGCTCGCGGTGGCTCCATGGCCGCCATGAGCCCCGCCAAGCCGTCTCTGGCGGCTCGCCGTAGGGCGATGCAGGCTCTGCCCGCTGCGGCGGCTCCTGCGGGCCCTGTGGGGCGTGCTGGCCGCATGATGGCCGAGGGTGGCGAGTCCAAATCGGCCCACAAGGCCGAGATGAAGGCCATCAAGGGCCTGGGCGACAAGATGTCTGCTCACGCCGCCAAGCCCGCCAGCAAGGCCCACAAGGGCCTGAAGACGGGTGGTGTGGCCAATGCCCAGGGCGGCTACGCTACGGGCGGTTCCGTGCGTACCACGAAGGTGGACACGGCCACGCCCGACAACTCGCCTGCCAAGACCGGCGGCGTGAAGCTGGGCAACGGCGGCGGGTACGCCACCGGTGGCGTGGCCAAGGCGAACGGCGGCGGCTACAAGACGGGTGGTGCCGCAAAAAAAGCCTACGCCACGGGGGGTCGTGTTGACTCTGGTGCGCCCGTGGCGATGCCGCAAGGCCGCAAGTCTCCTTCCAAGCCGGTGAGCATCGACCGGCTGTCCGGCACGTTCAAGGACGGCGGGAAGGTGGATGCCTACGACCAGATCAAGTCGATGGCCATCCCGAAGGAGGCCAAGTCGATGCTTCAGCAGGCTGAGAACGAGAAGGCTTACAAGGCCTTTGAGGAGCAGCAGAAGCGCGGCGAGCCGTCGATCAGCGATATGCTCTCGGGGATCCCGAGTGCGGTGAAGCGCATGTTCAACCGCGACAAGGCGCCTGGATCTGTCACCAAGACGGAGAAGGCTGTCACGGTGGAGCCTGTGCCGAAGAAGCGCGGCGGGGCCTGTTGAACTGGCGGGGGCTTCGGCCCCCGTCCTGCATGAGGCAAGAACATGAAGGTTCAGACCGTCTCAAGGACTGGCGCGGGTTCGACTGCGGCGCTGGTCATGAACACCAACACCAACCCGTTCAACGTGGGCTTCGGCGTCATCGTAGACGGGGTGGTTGACTACACGGTGGAGCACACGTTCGACGACCCTGGTGTCGGGTTCACGACGTGGTTCCCGCACCCGACGATCGCGGAGCAGATCGCTGACGCTGACGGCAACTACGCCTTCCCGGTGTCGGGCATCCGCCTGACCGTGAACTCTGGCGGTGGTTCTGCTACGCTGAAGCTGATTCAAGCCGGCATCGTATGAGCGTCGGGTTCTCAGGCGTCGCTGACTTCGCCAACACCTACCCTGGCACGGCTTTGGGCGTGCAGGCCAACGCGGCCAGCGGGTGGGGGAATGCTGTTGGCGGCAGCGAGGTGATTGTGCAGGGCGGCATTCTTCCGCCGACGTACTTCATCGAGCTTGAGGACGACAGCGGTCATGTGCTGATGGAAACGACAGGCGGCGTCTTGCTGGAGATCTCCTGATGGCAAACACCAAGATCAGTGCGATGGGGACGGCCGCCGTGCCTTTGGCGGGCGATGAGGTTGTCCCAATCGTCCAGGGTGGGCTGAACAAGAAGGCTTCGGTTCTCCAGGTCACTGCCGCGACCTACGGGGAGATCTACGTTGCCGACGGCGCCGTGGCGCAGACTCTGACGACGGCCAACACCTTCTACAAGGTGACGGCGTTCACGACTGACGGCCTGTCGAACAACATGACGCCGCTTGCGGCCAGTGATGGGGTTCAAGTGGACGTCGCTGGCGACTACCTGATCCAGTTCTTCATCACCTTCAGCAATTCGAACAACAAGACGTTCTCGTTCAGGTGCTACAACGAGACGACGGCCACCGCGTACCCCAACACGCTGGTGAAGTCGCACTCGCACTCAACGGACCCGATGTTCATCGCTGTGTCTGCGTTCGTCCACGCGGAGGCCGGCGATGTCCTGATCGTGCAGGCGGCCTGCGCCACTGGCGGGACAGCCATCACCGTCAGCGACGGAAACATGGCCATCATTCTCCTGAAGGCTGACTGATGCCTGCCAAGTCCAAAGCTCAGTTCCGTCTGATGAAGGCGGCCGAGAACGATCCCAAGGTGGCCAAGAAGGTCGGCATCAAGCCGAGCGTGGCCGCCGAGTTCACGTCTGGGAACGTGAGGGGGCGGGCGTACAAGAAGCTGCCGGAGGCCAAGAAGGCCGGCGGCGGGGCGTGCTGGTGAGCCATGGCCAAGAACGTCAGTCTAGCCATTGGGCGTGGTGAGAAGCTCTCGGCTGAGCGCGGAGCGGGCTTGACCGCGAAGGGCCGGGAGAAGTACAACCGCGAGACCGGGTCGAACCTCAAGGCTCCGCAGCCCGAGGGTGGGCCGCGGCGTGATTCATTCTGCGCCCGTATGGGCCCGGTGGCCCGCAAGAGCGAGCCTGGAAGCCGGTCTCGTGCGTCCATGAAGCGCTGGAACTGTCCGGGGTGGTGATGGCGTACTCAGGCACTGTTGGCACGACTCTCGTATCGGTCCAGAAGCTGATCGACCACGGCGCACGTCGCTGCGGCAAGCTGGCCGAGGAGTTGACCTCGGAGCAGGTGCAGGCGTCGCGCACGATGCTGTTCTACCTGCTGTCGAACCTGATCAACATCGGGATCCAGTATTGGGCGATCGGCAAGAAGGTCATCGGCCTGAACGCCAACCAGTACATCTACGACCTGCCTGTGGGCGGCGTAGACGTCTTGCAGGCGCTGTATCGGCGCATGAGCAGGCCGACGCCCAACAGCACTGGCGGATACACCTCCAGCGCCGGTGGCGTCGTGGCGTTCGCGTTCGACAACAACATCGACACGGTCTGCACTCAGACGAGCGCCAACGGCAGCATCACCGTCAACTACGGCAACGGCAACCCGGTCTACATCGGCTCGATTGGCGTGATGCCTGGGGTGTCGGCTGACATCGACTGCGTCTTCGAAGGGTCGCCTGACGGCCTGACGTGGAGCACGCTGTACGACCCTGGCGTGCAGCCTTGGGTGGACGGCGAGTGGCTGTGGTACGACATCGACCCGGGCCAGGATGTGCAGTTCTACCGGATCCGCGCCAGGAACGGGTCGACGCTGTCTCTGCGGGAGTTCTATCTCGGCAACAACTCGACCGAGATCACGATGGCCCGGCTGAATCGGGACGACTACACGAACCTGCCGAACAAGAACTTCACGGCCAACCAGCCGTTTCAGTTCTGGGTCAACCGCACGATCCCCCAGGCGAAGCTGTACCTGTGGCCGGTGCCGTCTGACACTTTCGTGCAGATGACGCTCTGGTACTCGCGCCAGATCATGGACGTGGGCCAACTGTCTGGCGAACTTGAGATCCCGCAGCGCTGGTATCTGGCGGTGCAGAACATGCTGGCGCACCAGATGGCCATGGAGCTCCCTGGCGTCGACATGGCGAGGATTCAGTACCTGGAGCAGCAGGCTGAGAAGTATTTGACCCTGGCGGAGCAGGAGGAGCGCGACAAGTCGCCGATCTACTTCGCGCCGTCGATCGCTTGCTACACGAGGTGATGCATGCCCGTGTTCCTTGACACCAGAGGCCTATCGGACATCGCCATAGCGGTGTGCGACCGGTGCAAGATGAAGCGTGCTCACGCCGAGTTGCGGCCGGACCCCAATTTCCCTGGACTGCAGGTGTGCGGCCAGGGGTGTGCAGACGAGAAGGATCCGTACCGGCTGCCGGCTCGGAAGACCGAGAGGATCACAATCAGGTTCCCGCGCCCTGATGTCAGCCTGACAGACTGACGTTGCGGCCGAGGAGGCTCATACCGAAGGACTGACATGGCACAGAGTGGATTCACGCCGATCCTGATCTACGGGTCGACGACGCCGGGCAACACGCCGCTTGCTGCTGACCTCGCCACGGGCGCCAACGGCGTTGAGTTGGCTGTCAACGCGGCTGACGGCAAGCTGTTCTACAAGGACCACCTCGGCGTCGTCAAGGTCTTGGCGACTGCCGGCACGGGCTCGATCGGCGGCTTGAACACCCAGGTCCAGTTCAACAACAACGGCGTTTTGGGCGGTTCTGCGAATCTGACGTGGAACGGGTCCATCCTGACGTCTACGGGCTTCTCAGGGCCTATAGGGGGCGTTTCGCCCGACACAGGCGCGTTCACCACCCTAACGGCCACGACGGTCAACGGGATTACCATCACGCAGCCCTTGACGGGCGCCACGCTGACGCTGGGTGACGGCAAGACGCTGACCTTCAGCAACACCCTCACGTTCACCGGCACCGACGGCACGTCGTTCGCGTTCCCAGGCGCAAGCGACACGGTGGTCACCCTGACGGCGACTCAGACGTTGACCAACAAGCGGATGACGTCCCGTGTCAGTTCGGTCGCAAGCATCACATCGCCTCTGGCGTGGAACAGCAACAACTTCGATCAGTACGCTGCCACGGCTCAGGCTTCGTCGCTGACCATCAACGCAGACTCCGGCGCCCCGACGGACGGCCAAAAGATTATTTTCAGGCTCAAGGACAACGGAACTGCGCGGACGATCACTTGGGCCACGGGTGTCTCAAACGGATTTCAAGAGATAGGTGTTTTGCTTCCCAGCAGTACGTCTGCCAACAAAACAACATATGTCGGCGCCATCTATAACGCCTCCACTTTGCGCTGGGACGTTGTGGCTGTTACCACGCAAACTTGACCGGAGATTGAAGAATGGCCGATAGGTACTGGGTTGGCGGGACTGCATCTTGGGACGGCACTGCTGGCACCAAGTGGGCTACCACGTCTGGGGGCGCGGGCGGCGCCAGCGTGCCCACCAGTGATGATGATGTGTTTTTCGACGTCAACTCAACTGGAACTGTGACAATTGCGTTTGGGAACACTGGCGCCAAGTCATTAAATTGCGCCGGATTTTCTGGGACCATGTTAGGAGCGTCCTCCATTTACATATATGGAAGCGTCACATTTTCTTCAGGAATGACGTTTACATGGACATCTGGCAATATAGTTATTGCCGGAACAGGAGTTATTGTCACTGCTGGAAAACTTCTTCCGCAGATTGTTATTGAAGGCGAAGGCGCAGTTGTTACTCTTGGCGATAACCTAAATGCATCGTCGTTGTATCTTAAACTCGGGACTTTTGATGCGGTCACTTACAATGTGACCGTAGAAACTGTTTTGGCGTTCAATACTATTTACAATAGAACCCTAAAAATGGGATCTGGCTTGTGGAATATCACAGGCTCCGGAACTTGTTGGTACTTGGCTAATACAAATTTGAATTTTTACAAAAACTCCGCAAACATTCTTTTGTCCAATAATACAACGTCCAGCAGAGTTTTTGTTGGCGCCAATTTTTCGTACAATAAATTAACCATAGGCGGCGCTTCGGCATCAAGCACCTTGACAATTCAAGATTCAAATACGTTTGCGGAGATTGATTCCACAAAAACAGTTGCTCATGTGATCAATTTTGATGGTTACCAGACTTTTGGCAAGTGGTCTGTTTCCGGGTCTTTGGGAAACATTGTGTCCTTGACTGGCGTTGGCGTCCATTCAATTTCCGGATCTGCTGTGTCAGGTGTTGATTATTTGAACATGGGATCTGTTGGCCTGTTGTCAAGCTCTCCGGGAGAGTTTTACGCCGGCGCAAATAGCACTGGAACTGCTGGCGCTCCAGTGTTCCGCACTGCCGCGCCTTCTCCTCGAACTCTTTATTGGGTTGGTGGAACTGGAAACTGGAGTAATACGTCTAGGTGGTCAACGTCTTCTGGCGGCCCTGGTGGGGCGCCAATCCCAACAAGCCTCGACGACGTTGTGTTCGATGCGAATTCGGGTCCTGCGTCTTACACATTAACAATAAACACCACAAGTAGGTGCAACAAGCTGACTCTATATTCTGGCGTCGCTTTGGCCGGGGCTGGTTCCTATCTTATTCTTCATGGCGACTTTACTCTCCCCGTGTCTGCCGGCGCGATAACTTACAATGGCTATATTGTGTTGTCCGGCTCTACTTCCGGCAAGACTATTTCTACTAACGTGCGGCAGTTTGATAGCGAAATTTTTGTTGATGGGATAAATTGCGGGTGGTCTCTTGGGAGCGGTCTGTACACAAAACGCGCGCTTTATGTGCGTAGAGGCGCAATTTCTTGCGGCGCAAACTCTCTCACATGCCAAGATCTGGTTAGCGAATACATTGGGTCTAGGTCAATAGATTTTGGGTCCGCCATTACGACCTTGAGCGGCGGCCGTTTGCTTTTTGGCGACTCGGAAAATTCGGCGGCAGATTTAACAGTCGTCGCCGGAACTTCGCAAATTTATCTGTCGGGGGCATATTTTGGAACAACATCCACGTTCCGTGGAAACGGAAAAACTTTTTATCAAGTAATAGTCACTTCCGCAGCGGGCGGGTCTCTTGATATAAGGGGCGCCAATGCTTTCTATAATTTGATTTTTGAATCTCATAGCAGCACGATCGTGCGCGCGGTGTCAATTTTTGCAAATCAAATCGTCTCCGGAACACTTTTGTGTCAGGCTGGCTCAAACGCGACGGCAAGAAGGTTGATTGCGTCTGACCAAATTGGTCAAGCGCGAACAATCACATGCTCCGCCGCATCAATTGCCGATGTTGACTTTAGGGATATTTTTGTAGATGGCGCTGCATCCCCTATTTCTGGGTCTCGAATTGGCGACTGCAAAGGAAACGTTGGCATCATATTTACTCCGCCAGCAAACAAGTATTGGAACCTTCCGGCGGGAGGCGAGTGGTATTCAAATGCTTGGGCGACGTCAAGTGGCGGGGTTCCGGCGCTCAATAATTTTCCTCTTGCTCAAGACACATGCATTTTTGAGTCAGTTGGGCTAAATTCTGGGGCAACTGTTAATGTGCAGACGGGCTATCAGGTCGGCTCAATTGATATGTCTGGGAGAACGTCGAATACAATGACACTTCGGACTGTCGGTACTTCTGACCTTTTTGTTTACGGCAATTGGACAAACGGCTCCGGGTCAACTGTTGCAGAATTTTTTGCGGGCTATGGTATTAGTTTTGCCGGAAGGTCTGTGCAGCAGATAACAAGCGCAGGCAAGACCTTCCCGCAAATCATCAAAGTAGCCGCCCCATACACATACGTCGTTTTGCAAGACAATTTTTCCGGCAAGCAAATTAGCCTTACGTCGTCTGATGTAACGATAGACGCAAATGGCAACGACGTATTGTTGTCTGAGTCATTTACAGCGACTTCTTCAGCGCCGAAAACTATTGCAGTTGGCTCTGGGGCGTGGAGTATCGGGTCGTCTTGGAGTGTGGTAGATCAGTGTTTTGTTTCTGGCGATGGCGTTATTAGGATGACCAGTTCGTCTCCTAAAACATTTGCCGGCGGAGGGGTGTTTTATGGCGATGTGTCCATAGAGCAGGCTGGAGTTGGCCAGTTGTCAATTACCGGCGACAACAAATTCAAAAACATGCAAAGCTCCGTTTTGGTCGCAAACACAATATCTATGTCCGGGACGACGCAGTACATACTTGGAAGTTGGACGGCCAGGGGTTATGCCGGGAACTTGCTCACCGTATCTGGTGGGTCTTTGGTGAAGATGGATGCTGGTATTGCCGCCAATGTTGATTACCTTAATATAGTTGGCAATAGCGCTTATCCATCAAATTCTTGGTACGCCGGCCCAAGTTCTACAGGCACATCATCTTTTGGGTGGTTGTTTGTTAACGCCCCTTCTTCGGCAAACTTCTTCATGTTCCTGTGAGGCAAAGTTGTCAAAATGAGTCTGACCATGCAACAGAAGGCTGATCTGACAGCGGAGGCAATGAAGGCCGCCCCGCCGGTCACGGTGGCTGGCGCGACCGTCGCCGGCATCCAGGTGAACGATCTGATCCTGTGGGCCACCTTGGTCTATGTGGTGCTGCAGATCGCGTTCTTGCTGTACAGGTGGCACAAGATGCACACGGCCAAGAAGGGAGAGAGTGATGGACCCGATTGACCTGAACACTCTGAAGGCTCAGGCCGCGGTCGAACTCAAGCGGCTGGAAGCTCAGGCCACCGCCAAGGAGGTCGCTGCCAAGGCCATCGGCAAGACGGCCATCATCTGGATCTTCCTGCTGGTATTGGTAGGTGTTGTGTCGTCGGCGTTCCTGAACACCGAAGCGCTTCCTGCCGTCATCGGTTTGGTAGCCACTGCCACGATGGCTCTGATCCAGATGGTCAACGGCATCGTGAACGAGACCAAGAAGGAAGAGAAGCCGGAGATCACGATCATCAAGGAGTTGATCGGCCGGCTGGACAAGCCTGAGCGTCAAGAGCCGACCATGAAGGTCAACGTTGAAGGCGATCGTGTCACCGTGCAGCGCGGTGACGACGTCATCTCTACCAGGGGGTGACCATGGCGTGGACTGACGTTCTCAAGGCGGTCATCCCCATCGTGGTGATGTGCCTTGCATGGCTTCTGGGGCAGGTCAACTCGTTCTCTGAGCGGTTGACCAAGATTGAGGGCCACATGCCGGCGCTGATCACCAAGGAAGGGATTCCTACCGACAGCCCGCTTTCTGCCGAGCGCAGGGCCGCGCTGAAGGAGCAGTTGATGCTCCACATCAACGACCTCCAAGTCAAGGTCAAGCTCCTTGAGGAGCGCGAGAAGTTCACAAAGGGGGCCAAGTAATGCTGTCGCTTCTGTCTACTCTTGGCGGTCTGCTGATCAGCGGCCTGCCCAAGCTGCTGGAGTTTTTCCAGAACAAGTCCGATCAGAAGCATGAGATCGCCCTGGCGCGTCTGCAGACTGAGCGAGAGCTCCAGCTTGCGGCCCAGGGGTACGCCTCCCAGGCCAAGATGGAGGAGATCCGCGTCGAGCAGGTGGCGATGCAGACCGAGGCGCAGATGACCGAGGCGGCGCTCAGGCACGACGAGAAGGTGCTGGAGAAGGCCAGCCGCTGGGTTGCCAACTACGTCGGCACGGTGCGGCCGACGGTGACCTACATCTTCATCATTGAGTTGGTGCTGATCAACGCTGCGCTGACGCTGTACGTCTGGAAACATCCGGGCCTGATTCAGTCGGTGGATGACCTGATCCGGGTGACGGCGATCATCTTCAGCGAGGACGAGATGGCGATGCTGGGCGGGATCATTGGGTTCTGGTTCGGCAGCCGGCAGTGGAGCAAGAAGTGAAGCTGAGCCCAGAGGGCGCTGCTCTGATGCACCGGTACGAGGGCTACAGGACAAAGCCCTACCTGTGCCCTGCGCACATCTGGACGGTCGGGTACGGGCACGTCCTGTACCAAGACCAGATTCAGCTTCCCATGGTTCGCAAGGAGGGGTATGAAGGCTTCATCCGCATGAACTACCCACTACGTCCGGAGCACAACCGTGTCTGGTCCAAGGAAGAGATTGATGCGCTTTTCGACGCTGACGTCGCTGCTTTTGAGCGAGGTGTTCTACGTCTGGTTCCCGGCTGTGCTGGTCGTCAAGGGCGGTTTGACGCTCTGGTCTCTTTTGCGTACAACGCCGGTCTAGGCAACCTGCAGCGCAGCCAGATCAGGATGAAGGCCAACCGCGGCGACATTGAAGGGGCGGCTGACGCGTTCATGCAGTGGACGAAGGCCGGCGGCCGGGAGCTTCCCGGGCTTGTGAGGCGGCGTACGGATGAACGTGCGCTGTTCCTGAGATGAGCGCAGTCAAGACCGATCCTGCCAAGTGGAAGCGCATCGTTGCCAACGTCAAGGCGTCTGGCAAAGGGGGCTCTCCAGGCCAATGGAGCGCCCGTAAGGCGCAAATGGCGACTCAGCAATACCAACGTAGCGGCGGGGGCTACAAAGGCCCCCAGAGGGCGGATAATGCCCTTGCGCGGTGGACGCGTGAGGACTGGGGTACGCGCTCGGGGAAACCGTCCACGCAGGGGCCGGAGGCCACCGGCGAACGGTACTTGCCCAAGGCCGCACGCGAGAAGCTGACACCTTCTGAGTACGCGTCGACAACCCGGGCGAAGCGGGAAGGGACCAAGCGCGGGCAGCAGTACGTCCCGCAGCCTGACTCCATCAAGAAGAAGGTGTGGTGATGTCTGCTGTAGTGATGACCTACGACAGTCTGGTGCTGGACATCCGGAGCTACCTGGAGCGCACCGACGCGTCTACGCTGGAGAAGATCCCGACCTTCATCATGCTGGCGGAGCAGGTGATCGCCTCGGAGCTCAAGTTCCTGGGCAACCTGACGGTGGCCACGAGCACGATGACGCAGGGTCAGGCGACGATCGACAAGCCGGCCCGGTGGCGGAAGACGGTCTCCATCAACGTCACGGTGGCCGGAGAGCGCCGGCCGGTGCTGCTGCGCAAGTACGAGTACCTGCGGGAGTATTGGCCCGATCCCGCTTTGACGGACACGCCGCTGTACTACTGCGACTACGACTACACGCACTGGCTGGTTGCGCCGACGCCTGCCGCGGCGTACAACTACGAGGTGCTGTACTACGAGCGCTCGCAGCCGCTGGACTCCTCCAACCAGTCGAACTGGTTCACCCAATACGCGCCCCAGGCGCTTCTGTACGGGGCTCTGCTGCAGGCCATGCCGTTCCTCAAGAATGACGAGCGTGTGCCGCTGTGGAAGGCCCAGTACGACCAAGTGATGCAGGTGCTGAAGACCGAGGACGTGGCTCGGATCGGCGACCGGCAAACGATTGCGAGGGATGCATGAGCTTCAACAGTCCGTTCACCGGCAACGTCATCGTCCCGACGGACGTCTCGTATCGCAGCATCACGCTGTCGGCCAACATCGTCTTGGAGTGGCCGATCAACGGCAACGCCACGCCCAACTATGCGGCGCGGATCATGAACGTGACGGCCACGGCGGGCGGCCTGACGATGCGCATGCCGCCCGCCAATCAGGCGTCTGTAGGCCAGGATGCGCTGATCCGCAACGTGGGCGCCAACACGTTCACGGTGGCGGACTACGACGGCAACCCGATCATCGTGGTGGCGGCCGGCGAGGCGAAGTACATCTACATCACGGACAACCCTGACGAGGCTGGCACCTGGGGCATCATCTCGTTCGGCGTCGGTTCGTCCACTGCAGACGCGACGAGCCTCGTGGGCTACGGCCTGACGGTCATTGGGGCGACGCTCAACACAGCGCACCCGGTGCAGACGTTCTCGTCGCCGTTCACCGCTGGGGTCGCAGATCGAGCCGGCGCCTTTGTGTGGACGGCCGGGGCCGGAACGATATCGCTTGCGGCGTCCGCGACCCTGGGCAACAACTGGTTCATCCTGCTGCGAAATGGGGGCACGGGCACTCTGACGGTGTCTCCGTCTGGCGGCGATCTGATCAACGGCAACGCGTCGCTTATCCTTCAGCCCGCGGACTCTGCCATCGTCTGCTGCTCTGGTTCTGCCTTCTTCACTGTCGGCATCGGCAGGAACATCGACTTCAGTTTCACGCAGAACACCAAGGCGGTGTCATCGGGGTCTTACACCCTGACAGCGTCCGAGGCCGCAAATCCGATTCAGAAGTTCACCGGCGTCCTGTCGTCAAACGTCACTGTTGTTGTCCCGCAAACCATCGCGGTGTACTACATCACCAACCAGACTGACGGCACCCCCTCTGGCTACACGGTCACGCTGACTACGGGGGCGCCAGGGAGCGCGGTTGCCACCGTCCCGGCCGGGCAACAGGTCATATTGATCTGCGACTCAGTGAATTTGTACAACGCATCGACCATTGCTGCCGGGGCGTCAACAATTTCTTTGGCAAACGGCAGCGTCGGAACGCCTCCTTTGAACTTCGCGCTTGAGACGAATACCGGCATGTACAGGCCGGCGTCTGGAGAGCTTGGGTTTTCAATTCTTGGCCTTCAGTTGCTACTTCTGCAGGCGTCTGGAATCACTGTCAACGGGTATTTGAAAGCGACATCCGGCGTCGCTGGCGGAGCGTTCTGATGACTCAGAAGGTCTTCGCTCTTGACACCCAGCCCGGTGTTCAGCGGGATGGAACGATCTTCGATCGGCAGTTCTACACGGACGGACGGTGGGTTCGATTTCAACGCGGCCGGCCGCGCAAGATGTTCGGCTTCAGGCGAATCACCGACCAACTCAGCGGGCCGTCACGGGGGATCTGGGTCAACGCCCTGAACGGCTTCAACTACGTCTTCAGCGGGTATGCCTCTGGCCTTGAGGAGGTGACGATTGACGACAGCGGCGTGGGCGCCGGCCTCGTCACGTTCACGCTGTCGCAGTTCACCCCCAACAGGCTGAACCTGTGGCAGTTTGACGGCTTCTACAACGCCACCGGCGGCGTGGCGTCGCTTGTGGCACACCCTGGGCAGAACCTGGAAGCCATCGACAGCACGGTGAACACGCCTGTGCTGATTGGGAACATCGCCGGGTCAAGCATGTCGCAGATCGGGGTCTTCACCGACTCGCTGACGCTGAACGGCACGACCTCTGCCACTCTTGCGGTGGCGAACATCCTGATCGGCGCCGGGCAGACGGTCACTGGCACCAACATCCCGGCCGGCACGACGGTGGCGTCTGTCGTCGGTACGGCGGTGACGCTTTCCCAGGCTGCCACGGGCTCTGGCACGGTCACGGCGACCTTCAACAACAACATCTCGGTGTCTGGTGGGGTGGTGGTGCTGCACCCCTATGTGTTCGTGTACGGCAACGACGGGCTGATCCAGAACTGCTCTGCGGGGGATCCGAACGACTGGGTATCCGCGGACGCAAACGCGACGAACGTCGCCTCTGGGAAGATCGTCAAGGGCCTGCCGGTGCGCGGTGGCTCCAACAGCCCGTCTGGCCTGTTCTGGAGCCTTGACAGCCTCATACGCGTGTCCTATGCCCCGCAGAGCCTGGGTGTGGCCGGCACGCCCAACTTTGCCGCGCCGACGTTCTGGCGGTACGACGTGATCAGCAGTCAGACGTCGATCATGTCGTCGTCCAGCGTGATTGAGTACGACGGCATCTACTACTGGTGCGGGGTTGACCGCTTCCTCTTGTACAACGGCGTTGTCAAGGAAATCCCGAATCAGATGAACCAGAACTGGTTCTTCGACAACCTGAACTACAACCAGCGCCAGAAGGTCTGGGTGAGCAAGGTTCCGCGGTTCGGAGAGATCTGGTGGTTCTACCCCCGCGGCGACTCAATTGAGTGCAACGACGCGGTGATCTACAACGTGCGCGAGAACTGCTGGTACGACGCCGGGCAGGCGATCGGCGCTCGCCGGTCTGCTGGGTACTTCTCGCAGGTGTTCGCCTATCCGATACAGGCTGACTGGGAGACGACGGTTGAGACGCTCGTGACGAGCGTTTCGACGACGGTGACGTCTGGCAGCCCGTGGCTACTCTTGAACGCCTACAACTCGCTGATTGAGACTGGCCAGCTTGCAGAGTCTGTCGCGTTGCCGGCGGGCACTCTTGTGACGGCTGTCCAGTCCAGCGGGGTCAAGACGCTGGGGGCGATCACGGGCGGCTCTGGGTACGCCAACGGTTCGTACGGCAACGTATTGCTGACGGGCGGCTCTGGCCTGCTGGCCAGGGCAAACATCACGGTTGCTGGTGGCTCTGTCACCTCTGTGATCATCACCCTCGTCGGGGCCGGGTATCAGGTTGGCGACGTGCTGAGCGCCACTGACGCAAGCCTGGGTGGTGGTGGTGGGGTTGGCTTCTCCGTGCCGGTGACGGCGCTGTACGCTCAGATGATCGAACTGTCTGAGAACGCCTTGAGCACGACTGCGGCGACGGTGACGTTCAGCACGGTCCCTGGGCTCATCAAGCTGTACCAGCACGAGATCGGCCGCGACGCGATCGACGGTGCGCAGGTGCTGGCCATTGAGAGCTACGTTGAGACGAACGACCTGGGGTGGGTGGCCGGAGGACCGTCGCAGCCGGCGCCAGAGGGGCCCAACCGGTGGTTGAGGCTGGAGCGGGTGGAGCCGGACTTCATCATGTCTGGCGAGATGGAGCTCTACGTCACCGGGCGCCCGTACGCGCAGTCTGAGGACGACACCTCGGCGCCGTACGTCTTCGACCAGGACACGAACAAGATCGACATGCGCGAGCAGCGGCGCGAGCTTCGTCTGAAATTCCGCAGCAATGTGGCCGGCGGGGACTACCAGTTCGGTAAGATCATCGTCAACGCTGACATGGGCGACGTGCGGGGCTACTGATGATCATCTACGACCCCAGGTTCCACACGTTTGAGTCCTGGGCGTCGCTGATGGTTGAGTTGTACGCTGCTCAGCAGTTGGAGATACCCACTGCCCAGACGGACTGGAGGAAGTGGGGCGAGGGCCTCAAGGCGATCGACGTCTTCTCCAGCGAGGCGATCCCCGGAACGTCGAACTTTGAGCGGTGGGATGACTGGGCTGCGGCGCTGGTCAATTCGGTCAACGCGGGCCTGTGAGCGCTGGATGCGCAACGTCTGGACTTGAGAATGGCAATCACTTTTAGCCCCGAAGCTCTTGATGAAATGATGGCCATGGGGCCATTTTTGCCGTACAGCCCGGCCGACGAGATGATGGGTCCGGCTATCCCTGCAGATCGGTTGGTCTACGACAGCACATCTGGCGGCTACACCGCGGCGCCTCCAGCAGAAGAGGAGAAGGTTGCTCCTGAAGTCAAGTCTGCCGTAGACACTGTGCTCGGCCTGTGGGGAACGTCCAACTCCAAAGGGTCGCATCAGTATGTCTTGAGAGACTTCAGCGACGCGGCCGACAGCGTACCGGTTGATCCTTCCAAAGCTTCTGATTCTGATCGCTTGAAGTATGCGATGCAGATCCTGGAGGCCGGGCAGAACGCGAAGACGCAGTTCAGCGACAAAGGCCTGAATGCTTGGAAGGCGGCAGTCTCTCCTTTGATGGGCACATACGCTCCAGCGCAAAAATTCCAGTGGATAGGGACAACCGAGGACGGCGGCCCTGACTATGGACAGTGGGCTCAAATCGCGTCGTCTGTTGGCTTTAATGGCCCAACGTATATTGAACAATCGGTGCCGTCAGGATACGATGAGAACGGCAATCAAACTTTCTCTGTTGGGTATGGGATTTCGCCTGAATTTAAGGCTTTTGTAGACAAGGCTCACGAGCAGGGATACGGATTCGTCCAGCACGCTGACAACATCGTCAACTTCAATCAAAGATACGGATTCCGTCTGCCGGATGGAAGTATCCAGGGTCAGTATTCAGTCAGAGATGATCAGAGCGTAAGAGACTTTGGCATGTCTCTTCTGCCGATTGCGTCAATGATGCTCGGCGTGCCGGGGGTCGGCGGGGCCTTGGCGCAGACGATCGGATCCACGGTTCTGCCGGCTTCTGCTGCCGCTGCGGCCAGCACTGCCATCAATACCGCTTTGGCCAGCACTGGCCTCTCGGTCTCTGCGGCTGCGGTGACGTCTGCTGTCGGGCAGGCCGCCATCCAGTCTGGCCTGTCTGCGCTCGGCGGCGGTGACGCGGAGGACGTGATCCGCGCCGGCATCACCGGCCTTGTGGGCAACGCGGTTGCTCCTGCTGTCAATGCGGCTGTTCCTGGCTCCTTGGGTGCCTTGGAGAAGGTGGCCGAAAGGGCAATCACAAGCGCGACCATGTCCGCCATCAGCGGCCAAGGCGACCCTGGGGCCGCCGCACTCGGCAGCCTGACGTCTTCCTTGCCTGGGGCCACTGGCGTGCCTCCTGCGCTTTTGCAGGGCGCTCTGCAACTGGCTACGACTGGGACGGTGACTCCATCTGCCCTGATCAATGCAGCGACCAGCCTTGGAAGGACGTCTGGCACGAGTCAGACGGGGTCGTCGATTGGCGCGTCGTATGACGACCCGTCGCGCACGACGGACGTGGTGGCGGAGCTTGAAGACATCCTTGGCACGCCGAGCGGCGGCGGCACACTCTTGGCCGGGCCGATGGACGCGATGGACTTCTCGGCGCCCAACAGGGCAGAGCAGAAGACGCAGGTTGCCGACTACATCCGCAATCAGGCCGCCAACGGAGTGAAGGGTTTTGAGGTCGGCCCTGGCGGCGTGTTGGAGGTGGAGGATCCCGACCGTGGGATCACGCATCGGTTCACATCTGATGGCTCGGTGCTCGGTTCTGTTGACACCGTATTCGGGTCGAAATCAGGAAATATCTACTCTACTTCCGCGGGTGTCAAGGATTTTCTATCAAATCCCTACGTTCAAGGCCTGTTCGAAGGCGGTAATGGGTCTGGTGGAGGCGACAACCGGTACATGGTTCCAGAGGTGGATGAAGATGTTCCGGCTACTGATGGCCTCACGCAAGAGCAGTCCGACGAATTGTTGAGGCAGGCAGAGCGGGACCTGATGGAGGAGGAGCTCTATCAGGTCAATTCGCCGGTGACTCTGCCTTCTACTGACGTCAACACGACGGTCGATTCTGGCCAGTCTGTGTTTGATCAGATCGATCAAGAGTTGGCCAAGATTGCGCAGGATCGGCAAGAAGAGCTTCGCCAAGCGGTTACTGACCCGGCTCGTGTTGATGGGGCGCAGGCTGGTTCGGCCTCAGCAGCCACGGGCTCTACTGGCACCGCTGAGTCTGGCGTCGGATCAGGCTCCAGCGTCCAGTCAACTGCGCAATCGTGGCGAGATCGTTTTCGGGCGTTGAGTTCTGACGCCACGACAGTTCAACCCACAAATCAAATAACCTCTGATCAGGTTCAGCAGATTGTTGCTGACGCTTTGAGGAACAATCCTGGGGTAACGACGCAACAGGTTCAGAGTATTGTTGATAGCGCCATCAACTCCATTCCTCCTGGCCTGACTCAGCAAGACGTCACTACGGCGGTCAATGACGCAATTGCCCGTCTGCCGCAAGCGCCTACTCGGCAAGACATCGACGCCGCCATTGGCCGGGCCATGACGAACGTGGCGACGCAGCAGGACGTCCGAGACGCCATCGCCGGCATCCAGTTCCCGCCGGGCATCACTCAGCAGGACGTCACCTCTGCGATCTCGCAGTACATGCAACAGAACCCGGGCCTGTCTGCCCAGGACGTTGCTGCTCAGGTGTCCGGTCAGTTGGCCAAGTTGCCTGCTTACGCCACCCCGGCGGATGTCAACACGGCGATCAGCAGTGCGATGTCGAACGTCGCCACAAGGGCTGACGTTCAAGCTGCGATCCGAGATATCCAGTTCCCGGCCGGCATCAGTGAAGCTGACGTCACTCGCGCGATCTCTGACTACATGCGCCAGAACCCTGGCCTGTCTGCCGCCGATATCGCTTCTGAGGTCTCGGGGCAACTCAGCAAGCTGCCGGCGTATGCGACTCCGGCCGATGTGAATGCCGCCATCAATGGCGCCATGTCGAACGTTGCCACGAAGTCTGACGTTCAGGCCGCGATTCGGGACATTCAGTTCCCGGCTGGGATCAGCGAGGCGGACGTCACTCGGGCGATTTCTGACTACATGCGGCAGAACCCGGGCTTGTCTGCGCAAGACGTTGCCGGGGAGGTTGCCGGGCAACTCAGCCGGTTGCCTGCATACGCCACGCCTGCGGACGTCAATGCTGCGATCAGCGGCGCGATGGCGAACGTGGCCACGAGGTCTGATGTCGAGGCGGCGATCAGGAACATCCAGTTCCCGGCCGGTATCAGTCAGAGCGATGTCACCCGGGCGATCTCGCAGTACATGCAGCAGAACCCCGGGTTGTCTGCTCAAGACGTCGCGTCTGAGGTCGCCGGGCAACTCAGTCGGCTCCCGGCGTACGCGACCCCGGACGATGTCAACAGCGCCATCCAAGGCGCAATGCGTGGCGTGGCCACGTCGGAGGACGTCCGTCGAGCGATTGAGGGGATCCAGTTCCCTGCTGGCATCACCGAGGCTGATGTCACCCGGGCCGTCTCCGACTACATGCGGCAGAACCCGGGGCTGTCCGCTCAAGACGTCTCTACGCAGGTCGCGGCGCAACTGAAGACGCTCCCTGCGTACGCGACGCCGGCTGACGTTGACAACGCGATCCGCGGCGTCATGGAGGGCGTAGCGACCACCGCAGACGTGCGCCGGGCCATTGAGGGCATCCAGTTCCCAGAGGGCATCACGCAGGAGGACGTCACCCAGGCCATCTCAACCTACATGCAGCAGAACCCTGGCCTATCGGCCCAGGACGTTGCTGCTCAGGTTGCTGACCAACTGAAGACGCTTCCGGCCTACGCGACGCCTGCGGACGTTGAGTCGGCCATCCAAGGGGCCATGACCAACGTGGCCACCCGAGCGGACGTTGAGAAGGCGATTCAGGGGATTCAGTTCCCCACAGGGATCAGCCGCGCAGATGTGACCGACGCCATCACGCAATACATGCGCGACAACCCGGGCCTGTCTGCGGACGAGGTGACGTCTCTGGTTGGCCAACAGTTGAGCCGACTTCCGGCATACGCCACGCCGGACGATGTGAACGCCTCAATCCGCGGAGCGATGGCGGACGTTGCGACGCGCAGTGACGTGCAGGAGGCGATTGCTGGGATTCAGTTCCCGGCGGGCATCAGCCGCGCTGATGTCACGGACGTCATCACCGACTACATGCGGCAGAACCCCGGCCTATCGGCCGCCGAGGTGACGTCTCTGGTGGGTGAGCAGTTGAGCCGGCTGCCGGCCTTCGCCACCCCGCAGGACGTTGAGTCGACTGTTCGCGGCGCGTTGGCGGGGTACGCCACCAGCGAGGACGTGTCGGGGCTCGGCCGCGGCTTAGAGGCCGTCAGGGCTGACCTGACGCAACTGATCGCTGACGCGCAGGCCAGTGGCCTGAAGGGCGACGCCGCCCTGAACGCAAGCCTAGAGGCCTTGGCGGGCGAACTGGGCACGACGCGTAAGGGCTTGATGGACAGCCTGGGCGTGACCGAGTCGGCTCTGCGGTCGGAGTTTGCGTCGCAGATCGGCGGCGTGCAGACTCAGATGACCGAGTTGGGGCAGAGCCTGCAGTCTGCGATTGCAGACGCCCGCAGCGCCGGCCTGCAGGGTGACGAGGCGCTGCAGGTCGGTCTGGAGTCCCTGGCCGGCAGGTTGGGCACAACGCGAGATGATCTGCTGGCCACCTTGGGCGCGACCGAGCAGTCTCTCCGGTCAGACTTCGCTTCTCAACTGGGGGGTGTGAGTTCTCAGATCAGCAACGTCCAGACCCTGCTGTTGGACAAGATCAACGCCGCGTACTCGGTTGGCTTGCAGGGCGATGAGGCGCTGCGGGCCGGGCTGGACAGTCTGGCGGCCGATCTGGGGACAACTCAGGCCAACCTGTTGTCCCAGCTTGGGACAACCGAGGCGGCGCTGCGCTCTCAGTTCGGGTCTCAGATTGGCGAGGTGCGGACGCAAGTCGGGCAACTGGGTCAAGACCTCCAGGATGCGATTGACAGCGCTCGCCGCAGCGGGTTGCAGGGCGATGCCGCGCTGCAGGCTGGGCTTGACACGCTGGCCGGCAGCCTTGGCACGACTCGGTCTGAGCTTTTGAGTCAGCTTGGCACGACAGAGCAGGCGCTGCGCTCGGACTTCGCATCGCAACTGGGCGGCGTGCAGTCCCAGGTCACGCAGCTTGGATCTGATCTGAGCAGTGCGATTGAGTCTGCCCGGGCCGCCGGGTTGCAGGGAGACGCGGCGCTCCAAGCTGGGCTGGACACTCTGGCCAACAGGCTCGGCACGACGACCGATCAGTTGCTGTCCCAGCTTGGGACTACCGAGTCGGCGCTTCGGTCCCAGTTTGGTGCGCAGATTGGAGAGGTGCAGACGCAGGTTGGTCAGTTGAGCCAGGACCTTCAGGCCTCGATTGACAGCGCCCGCCGCGCCGGTCTCCAAGGGGACGCTGCACTGCAGGCTGGGCTTGATACGCTGGCCAACAGGCTGGGCACCACCACTGACCAATTGCTCTCCCAGCTTGGCGCCACGGAGCAAGGTCTGAGGAGTCAGTTTGCGGGCCAGCTTGGCGAGGTGCAGTCGAGCCTGACCGGCCAGATCGGCGGCGTGGAAGAGCGCCTCAACAGCAGGATTGAGGATCTCGTCGATCAAGGTGTCGACTTCCAGACGGCGACCAACCAAGCGCTGAAGGAAGTCACGGGCAGCCTTGGGACGCTGGCTGAGCAGCAGCAGCAGGAGTCCGAGCGGACGCAAACGGCGATTGGTTCGGTGGAGACGCGCCTGGGCGACCGAATCAACGATCTGATGCAGCAGGGCCTGGACTGGCAAGAGGCGACGAATCTGGCGATTGCGGAGGTGTCAGGCTCGGTTTCCAGTCTGGCTGAGCAGACTCAGTCGTCTATCAGCGGGCTTGGTCTTGACATTCAGTCTCAGATAGAAGAGATCACGCGTCAGAACTACGAGAGGCAGGCGTCGTCTGACATGGCGACGCTTGAGTACCTGCTGAGGCTTGAGGCGGCACAGGAAGCGGCTGCCGAACGTGCCAACGCAGCGGCGGCGGCCCAGGCGCAGCGTGATGCGGCCGCGGCAGAGGCTCAGGCGCAACGCGATGCGGCTGCAGCGGCGGCCCAGGCGCAGCGTGATGCGGCTGCGGCGGAGGCTCAGGCTGATCAGAGCCGCCGTCAGCAACTCATGACGCTGGCGTCATCGTATGCCTCTCAGGGGGCTGGAAGCGGCGTCAGCGATCCGTACAAGGCGACCTTCTTATCTCCGTTCATCGTCGGAGGCAAAGCCCCGGAGAAGTTCGAGGGGGCGCTGTCTGGCTTCTTGAAGGAGGCCACAACTGGGGACTTCCTGCCGGACAAGCCGCAGCAGCAATCCACCGAACTCAGAGAGGATGAGCCGATGACAGGAGATCAGTATTTCGGGGGGACTGCGGTTTCTCCCAACCCGCTTGACCTGTACCAGCCCGAGCAGGAGTACACCGGTCTGTTCGGCTTCCGAGCCGGCGGCATGGTTCCATTCATGGCGCAGGGTGGGACGCGGTACGGCCACAACGCCCACGGGGCGCTGAACGTGCTGGAGCACTCCGGCAAGCACCGCGTCGACTATCGCCAGGGTGATGCGGTCACGGGCATCGGCGATGGGCAGTCTGACGACATCCCGGCGATGTTGGCTGATGGCGAATTTGTGATCCCGGCGGACGTTGTGGCGGCGCTAGGCAACGGGTCAACGAAGGCGGGGTCCGATAAACTGTACGAGATGATGCACAACATCAGGCGGCATCATCGGTCTGCGGGCCCCAAGGATTTGCCGCCGCCCGCAAAGGCGCCGCTGGAGTACATCAAGTCCCGCAAGGGCAGGAGCGCATGATGGGTATCACACAGGGCAGCCCGTTGCCTGACGTCACCGTCACCACGACGAAGGCGGACACGGCACCAGACTACTACACCAACTACCTGAAGAGCCTTGCCAACGCCGGCAAGACGGCGGCGGAAAGCACTGCGGCGACTGGGATCGCCGGCTACGACCCTATGCAGACGCAGGGGTACGGGATGGTGGCGTCTGGTGCCTCAGCGTACGAAGACTACCTGAAAGACGCCGAGACGTCGGTGTCCAAGCCGGCTGCGGGTCTTGACGCGGCGCGGATCTCTGCGCTGATGGATCCGTACCGGACGAACGTCGTCGACGAGATGGCGCGGCTGTCGCAGCAGAACATCCAGCGCAACGTCCTCCCGTCGCTGAAGGCTGGCTTCGTGGGTTCTGGGAACCTGGGCAGCCAGCGGTACGCCGGGGCCCTGGGGCAGTCTCTGGCGGACGTCCAGGCCAATCTGACGGGTCAGCAGTACGGAGCGCTCAGCAAGGGCTACAGCGAGGCGCTGAAGGCCGCCATGGACGAGATGTCGCTGCAGAACGAAGCGGCAAAGACGCAGCTTGGCATGGCCGAGAAGGCGCAGGCGATGGGCCTGACGGAGGCGGGTGCGCTGACGAAGGCCGGTGCTGAGAAGCAGGCGTACGAGCAGGCGAAGCTCGACTACCCGATGAAGATGGCCACGGCCGCCTCGGGCCTGATGCGTGGCTTGCAGATGCCGATGACTCAGTCTGAGAAGCGCGTCGGCCCGCTCGCTGGCGCCTATTCGCAGTCTGATCTCTCCAATGTCTTGGGCATTTTGTCAATTCTTGGCGCGATGAAGGAAGGCTCTCCGGGCGCCAATTTGATCGGCGGCGCGACCGACTTGATCAGGGGAATTGACTGGTCCGGAATTTTGAGCGGCGGCTCATCCTCATCAGACACAATTTCAAACGCATATAGCGACTCTTCTAGGGCGGAAGACATACCGTATCGCCAGATTGACACGTCCGATTACGGTGGGGGCCTCTAAACCATGGCGACTCAATCTGTCTCTTACCTCTCCGGGGAAGACCCTGGAACGGCCAAGGCCAACGCCGAGTACCAAGACGCGCTGGAGAAGATGCTTGCGGCTCTTGACTCGCGCAAGAACCGCATGTTCGACCCTCAGCTTCTCGCGCTTGCCGAGGGGTTCCTGACACCGACGAAGACTGGTTCCTTCGGCGAGAGCCTGGGCTACGCCGCGGGCAGCTTGCGTCAAGCCCAGGAGCGTCAGGCGGAGCAGGACCAGAAGCTCGCAGAGGCCCGCCTGGGGCTGGCCGGCAAGGGGCTGGAGTTGGAGCGGCAGAGGGCGCGGGAGCGGGCCTTCATGCAGGAGATCGGTGGCCCCGCCGAGGCTGCGGCCATGCCTACGCCGGGCGGCCCGGCAGGCGCTGCTCCTACCGGTGCCCCGGGCGCTGTCCCGGCTGGCGGCCAGCCCGCTGCTGGCGCCGCTGCACCGCAGGGGATTCGTGTCTCGCCGGGAGACCCCAAGTTCCCGACGCGGGAGCAGTTCCTGCGCAGGCAGATGCTGGACGGAAAGCCGCTCACGGACGCGATGAAGGCGTGGGAAGACCTGCGCAAGCAAAACGAAGAGGTCCGAGACGTTGGCACGCTGAACCGGGCCACGGGGATGTTCTATCCCAACCCCAACGTCTCTGAGGTTGAGAGGAAGGTCGGTCAGTCGACGTACACCATGCCGGCCGGTGTTGCTTTCCGGCTGGACGCCGCTCTTCTGTCTGGCGACCGTGAGGGCTACAACAAGATGGTGAGGGAGTTCCTCGCCGGCCCGACGGGCGAGCCTCCGAAGTCGAAACAAGAGTCGGAGATTCAGCAGGAAGAGGCCAAGACCTACGCCGCGGAGATGGCCAAGAAGGCGGCGGAGAAGGAGGCTCTTCTTGAGCAGCGCAATCAGGCCGCGCAACGGGCTTTTGGCAGCGCCACTCGCATCATTGACCTCGCCAAGCAGAGCCCGCAGGCTCTTGGCATCTTGCAGAATGCCAACGTGATGAGTGCCATTGGCACTCTTCTCAAGGACTCAATTCGAGTCGGCAACACGTCCGTCGGACTCGGAGACATTGAGGGCGCTCTTCGTCAAGTCCTGCCGGGCGTGAAGAAGGAAGACCTTGACAGAGTTTCGCTGATTGCAAGCGAGTTGGCTGAAATTGAGCTTGCGTACACGCAACTTTATATGGCCAAGCAGGGCGCGATCACTGAAGGCGAGCGGGCAATTGTTCGACAACTCGGCGGCAGTATCAGCAACAGCGCCGATGTGTTGATCAAGAAGTCGCAACTGCTGGCCGCCCGGTCTCAGCATGACATGAACGTGGCTGACAAGTTCTATGCCATGAAGGACGCCAACCCCAAGTTGACGTATCTGCAGTTTGAGCGGTCTCCTGAGTACCGAGAGATGACCAAGAAGTACAACGACGACTTGGCGCGCCAGTTCGGAGGTCAGGCTGCCGTTCCTCGGCCGGCAGGCGCTGGTCCTGCGCAGACAGCGCCAACTCGTCCTCCAACGGGAACGCCCGCCGCTATTCCTCGGCCTCCAGGCCCGACGGCGCCGCAGGGTTCTGGAGCAGCGACGCTGTTCCCGGGTGCGGCAGTCAGACTTGACAGTATGGGTCTCGGGAGGTAATCATGGCCAATCTGTCGTTCATGTCCGAGTTGACCGATGAGCAGCGGCAGTACGCCGAGGTCATCAGGTCAAAGGCCCGAGAGATGGGCATCCCGCCAGAGTTGGCGGTGGCTGTCGCCTATCAAGAGAGCCGGCTGAACCCGCGCAGCGCCAGTTCTCCAGCCGGGGCCATGGGCATCATGCAGGTGCGGCCGATCGCCGCGCGTGAAGTCGGCGTCGACCCGACCAAGCTGCAGGACCCGGGAACCAACATCGACGCCGGCCTGCGCTACCTGAAGAAGGCGCTGAACGAGACCGGTGACCCCAGGCTGGCGGTGATCTACTACAACGCTGGGCCGGGCCGACTGGCAGATTTCGACCGTGGCGGTGATCTCCCGAAGGAGACCGAAACCTATCTCCGGTCGCTGAAGGCCTACGGTGCCTTCAATCCTCCGGCCGAGCAACCTGCTGCACAGCCTGCTGCAGAGGTTCCGGCTCAGTCTGCGTCTCAGCCGGGCGGAGTCGACTTTGCGGCTCTCCAGCGGCAGGTTGAAGAGGGGGCAAACGCTCAAGAGCGCCGCATGGCGCAGCTTGTGGGTCTGGCCGGCGGGACTGGATTGGCCGGTGCTCGTGCTGGTGTGGACTTGGGCGCCAAAGGGGCGCAGGGAGCCGGCAAGGCATTCGGACAGGGGATGGCTCAGGCGGCAGCGGCAGCGGCCCCTGGCGGGGCTCCTGCGGGCCTTCCTGGGGCTCCCGGAGGATCGGGCGCTCCCGGCATGGCTCCGCCCGGGGGTGCTCCGCTGACTCCTGGGGGCACACGGCCGCCGCCGTTTGCTTCGCAGCCTGGGGCGCCGCAGGCGTTCCCGCGGGCGGTCGGGCCTGGGCAAGGCGTGGTCAACACCGGCCGGGCTTTCGGGCTGACGCCGATCGAGGCCGCCCAGGCTACGGGCATGACGAAGCAAGAGGGCGGCGTCTGGGACCTGATCAACAAGGCCCAGGAGGGCCGAGGTCGGGTTGCCCAGATGGGCGGCGGGTTCGTTGAGAATCCCATGTTTGGTGGCCTTATGACCCCGGAGCAAGGGGTTGGAGGCGGTCCCCGGGCGAGCTACGTTTCGACTGCCGGCGGGCTGCAGGCTTTGCCACCTCGCGCCCCGGTTCCCACGACCCCGCCTCCGGCCGGAGCCTTGGAGCAGGTCACGCAGACGTTCAAGCGCATGGCGGACACCGGGCTCGGCATGGCTGGCCGGGCGATGCGGTACGTCGCGCCTCCCTTGGCCATGGCTCAGGGTGCCGGTGAGCTCATCGGCGCAAAGCAGGCCATGCAGCGGGAACAGCCCGACTACCTGGAGGCGGCGCTCAGGGGCCTGGGCGGCACCGCTGCGGTGGCGAGCGCCTTCACCCCGGCCGCTCTGCCGGTGGCCGTAGGCGCTCCTCTGGCCCAGGCGTTCCGCGAGCGCATGGCTGAGAACGCCCGGCGGTTCCCGGCTGACACCCGGCCGCTGACGCCAGAGGAAGAGGAGAGGGCCAGCCGCCCGGTGACGTTCTACCGCACGGGCGACAGGCGGTTCGCGTCGAGGCCCTAGACTGACTTCTCCAGAAGATCCGCCAGCTTCACATCATGCTGGCGGATGATCGCCACGCACCGGGCGTGCTCCTTCTTCCGGTGCTCAATGCTGAGCACGGCGTCGAGCTTCTGAGCGAAGTCGAGCAGGTTCACGTCGTCGGCATAGACCCCCTTCGGGTCCTTGTCGTTGACGTAGAAGAAGACGTTCTTGACCAGGGTTTCGTCGATCACTTCTTTGCCCTCCAGAGTTCCCACATCGTGATGGTGTTGCGTGCGATGGCTCGCTGAGGAACCGACTTGTACGGGAACTCCTTGTCGTTGAGGAATTCCTCGATGGACGACTGCTCATTCAGAAACGTCTGATGCAGCCTCGCCGCGCGTTCTGAGTTGAAAAGCTGACCGTCGGTGGTCTCGAATGCGGATACTGTTTTCATTGGTGGTGGTTCTTCAGTTGCCAGAAAGTCAGGAGTGAGTGGAACATCTTCCAGCCTAC